CTACGAGCGGCACAGTTGATATTATACAATCAAAAGTTGTCACCTCGGAATTTAAAATCAGATCGACTTGCGACCCGCCATTAACGCTTGCTTGAATGCGAAAAGCTTTGCCTGGGTCCAAGAGCTTTAGGATCTTAGCACGGGCACAGAGTGTTATTTTCATGGGATTTGAAAGAGGGGCTCGAAGCCCCTCTGGTTACTTCAGACGTTTTTCGCCGATGTCTTTCAACGCTTGAGCAGTTGCCGTAACGCTGTTGTCTTCGAGCAGGTCAGAAAGCTTGCGATGAACTTTAGTACCTTCATCGGTCACCACTTCTACGTAAACTTGAAGTTCGTCGGTGCCGTCGAAATAGTCGAGACCGATGTTGGTTAACTTCATTCTGCTTCGCCTTGAGCGTCAGTCTTTTCGCCGGTCTTCTTCACCAACGAGTTGGATTCGATTGCTGCGCGAATTGCTTTCATGAGCTTGGCTTGCGAGGTGAAGACCTCGGTCTTGTAGCAGCCATCTTCGCCTTGTGAGCTGAAGATGAATCCGCCGTGTACCAGCTGAATGCTGATCGATGATTCCATTGTACTATCCATTGTGATACTCCTTATGTTGGTTTATTCGTCTTGATCCGCAATTGAATCAAGGGCGTCTAGGTCGATTTCTGGTTCGTCACGAGCCAGCAGTGGTGCGCAAGCTGGGTGCTTCAACAGCTTGAGTGCAATTTCGTCGGTGATTTCGCTTTCTTTAAAGGCAATGCGTTCGCCATTTACTTCTGCGATCCACTTCAACTTCTCACCGACTTGTGTTCCTTTTGCAATCACACCATCAGCTTCAAGGAGATCAATCAGCCCTGAAGTCGAAGACATACCACGATTGTAAGGAATATCCAGTTCCACCTTAGTACCGAGCTTGGCGAAACGAGATTTGTAGGTTTCAAACTTCATGCGAACACCTACGACTTCAGTATCTTCCTTGAGCTTCAGCTTGGTAATCATGCCGATGATCGAGGAGGAAAACTTAGTCGAGTTGGTAACTGCCCATGGTCCATCACCCAACATAATGTCTTGAGGATAGACGTGGTCGGTAACCAACATCTTGATTGGGAGACGTGCAATCTTGCCAACAGCCAGACGCAGCATCGCCTTACGGCGTTTTGCCAACTGACCTTGGTCACCCTTGATGACACCCTTGTCGTAGTTCGTCATTTCGGTTTCGGAGGACAGCATCGCCAACGAGTCGATAATGATGAGGGTACGCGGAGCATCCGGATTGTCCTTGCCGTATTCCTTCTTGTAGTTCAAGAAGAAGTCGGAGAGGATACCGTTCATGTCTTCGATGGTCGAGCATTGCATGTACGTCAACGCATCTTCGCCAATGTCCACGCCAATCTTGCGGAGATAATCCACGTCGAAAGCGTTTTCAGTATCGATGAGCAGGACGTGATAGCCTTGCTTCTGAGCGTGCAGCGCGATGTTGGAAGCAATGAACGACTTACCAGAACCCGATGGACCTGCAAACAGGGTGATGCGGGAAAGTGGTACGCCTTTCAGATAGTCACCTGACAGCGCGCGGTTCAAGGCGTAGTTACCAGTGCTCAACCATTCTTCGACGGAACGAATTCCGACTCCGACTGTATCAAGCTTGGCAGCATCTTTCTTGAATTTTTCGAGGAACTTAAGACCCATTTTTCTCTCCCGTGCCGTGCTTGTCGCTGGCGTTGTAGAGACGAATTGCACTGCGTCCATCTCCGAATGTTTCCTTGATTGCAGCCTCAGCAGCATCGCGTGATGCAAAGCTAACTACGAGGTTGGATTCCGGAAACAAGACGGGGCTCACGGAGATGAAATGTCCACCCGTAAAGTCGATGTGTTTTGTTTGTTTCATAATACTCCTGTAAGAAACTTGTGTACAACCTGGATGATTGCATGTAGAATGAACCATCCAGGAAAATCACAGATCAAGAGACCGTGTGGTCTCTAAGAATTACTCGGCTTTAGCAGCAGCGCGGAGGCGGAGCTGTTCAACAACCGACAGTTTCTTTTCGCCAGGTACGGCAGGAGCAGCTTCAGCTTTCGCTTCAGGTGCAGCCGTCTGTGCAGTTTCTTGCTTTGCAGCAACAGGAGCAGCTGTCTCAGCTTGTTCGCCGGTGAACTGGCCACCAGTCTGGTCGGCCAGAAGCATAGCTTCCATCACATCACGGGTGATGCGCGGAGTACGGTACTCGCCCAGGTTGTACAGCGTCATCGATTCGATGATGTCGTCTGCAACGTCCGTTTGCTTCGGCGCGAAGCTCGAAGTGCCGTAGTCTGCGTACTCGCCGGACTTGGACTTCTTGATGCGGAAGTTGTAACCGCCTTTCAGTTCGAATGGTGCTTCTTCCAGATCGCCGCTCGAGAACGAGGCTTGGATCTGCTTGAAGATCTTCGGACCGAATTCCATCAGCTTGACCAGTTGTTCCTGATCGTGCTCAATGGTCGTGTCAATCACCAGCACCTGGCCGATGTACGACTTCTTGCGGTAGTATTTCTTACCGAGTTTCTCGTTGTGGTCAGGAGACTTCTCGTCGTAGTACTTCTGGGACAGAGCACAGATTGGGCAGTCTTCACCGTACATCTTCAAGCAGGCGACTTTTTCGCGCTTGCCATTGATCGTCAGCTCGTGAGCCAGGTTTTCTACCAGGAAACCCATTGGGTTTTCTTCGTCTGCGTCAGGGAGGAATCGTACGATAGTGGTGGAGTCAACGTCCATCTTCCAGAAGTTGAAGAAGAGTTTCCACGTTTGGTTGCCAGTGTTGTCGCCGGAGGTTTTCGAAGCGAATGCGGAGGCCAGATCTGCGAGTGATTTTTTCATTTTGGTAGTTCTTTCAATAAAGTTTGTCAAATGTTTGTAAAGTACAACCTCTTTCGGTTGCCAGGTATTTATAGGAAATACGAGATGCTTTACAATTTTTCTTGATTAGTTGCGCTCGATCAAGAGAATTCATTGTAACATGGAAACATTGTTTTCCACAAACTTTTTCAACGTTGTACTGAAAGAAACGTTACTTTGAGATACGTAAGACGATGTGTGCGATTATGATATCGACAATCATTTTGACACGGCCGAACAAGCCGCGGAAGAAACCTTGCTTCTGCTCTTTGATTACCTGAGAGAGACCCGGCATAATTTTGAAGTCAAACCCGCATGTGCGGTCTGCAATGTAGTTGAGAGCCGTTTCAATCATGAAACGCGACTTGTACTTTGCTGGTACTGATTCCCACATCTCGCGTGACACGGCTCGTTCCCCACCCAACTTTGCTGCCATCTCAATGGTGAATGGCAAATGCCAATACAGACCGCGGTCTCGCATGGCAACCATCATGCATACTTGCTCAGACAGAACTGGTTCAAGCGTTTGGTCAATGATCTCGTGAGTCAACCCAACAATGTCAGCATCACAAAAGAAGATCACATCTGGATCGGATAGCTGCACACCCAGTTCCATCGCCGCGCCTTTGCCTTTATTCGGCCCAGTGTGGACGATTACTTTCTGTTGTGGCCATGGTGGGCGTGAACCCAACGCGGTGAGGTATGTGTCATCTGTAGAACCGTCGTCGACAATTATGATCTGATCAAATCCCGGATACGACGAAAGGACCTCCATCACCTTTCGGATCCGAGGTCCTTCATTGTAAGCAGCAACTATCGCTACGACTTTCATCGAACAGTTTCACCTCATGGTATGAAGATCGAAAATGAATCTACTTCGGCTCCCAACCACGGAGTCTCCAACTGCATTGCAATCTGGTGAACGCGGTAATCGCTCAACGACTTATCGCCGCGAGTCTTCTGACGAGCCATTGCCTTCGACTCGGAGATGAAGAACTCGATCGAGCGGATACGGTAACCTTTTGCCTTCGCTGCTTCGATGAACTTGCCACGAGCCTTACGACCCTGGTTCATGCGATCCAACACGATCGTCGCTTTGGTTTCCAACAAGTCAGCGAACTGACGTGCGGAGTACTGGTCAAACTTCGAGTCCGGATGCATGTGGCAATACTTCCAGCACGCATCGTACTTCTGCGCACCCGTCAATACTTCCAGAGCCGTGTAATCCTCGTACGGCATGTTGGCATGTGCATACTGCAAACGCAACTCATCTTCGCTGAACACTTTGAAGAGGTCATCCATCGCTTTGATGAACGTTGACTTGCCGGCACCAGAGATGCCAACCATCAAAATCAATTCAGGCGCATTCGCAGGAATCTTGCGCTCGTTAAACGAGACCAGCTGGAAACCTTCGATCCACTCCTCGACGTTCTGCTTCTTCGTCTCGTGATCGTCGGAGATACGGCCGTGGCAATCCGAACGCAGCATGTCGTAGAAGCAGACTTCATCGATGCCCAACGTCGCGTCGATCATGTGCGCCAACTTCTGACGCTTCTGCTCGTTCTTCAAACCGTATGGCAAGTGATGTTCGATCATGACTTTGATGATGCGGACATCTTTCCACGAGAAACCTTGGGCGAAGAACATCTCGCGCAGCTCATCGTTGTCGCACATGAAGGACAGGAACACATTGCCGGAGATCGGTTCGTGGCCGGCGTAGCGACGATAGAACACACCTGGCTCTTCTTTCTTTTCCAGGGTTTCTTCTGCTTCCGGTTTACCGAAGTCGTGGAACAGCAACGCCATCAGTGTCAACGTGCGCTGACGCTCTGTGCGAGTGTGCGAAAACATTTCGATGTACTTCTCGATCGTCATGCTCGTGTGAACAGCGACGTTCGCTTCGCGATGCCACGGCGAGTTTTCGACCGTGTTCTCCATCGTCTTCCAGTTCGGCGTCTGCTCGATGCGAGCTTTGAACTGCGCGAAAAATTCCAATGCGTCCATGTATAATCCTTTTATTCGTTGAGGCCATTATACATCCGGCCCGAACGAATGTACACGACTATTTAGGTGTTCTTCACCGTAACGGTCAAGCCGGCAAAGATGTATTCACCTTCGCCGATTGCATCGCCATGCGAGAATTCGCGCCGCGGCGAGATGGTGAGGCGGGCAACTGGTACGCCAAGCTGACCAGCAATCAGTTGTGCGAGGTCGGCGATCGACAGCTCGTAGGTTTGAACGCTGGCTTTGAGTTTGAAACTTTCGCCTGGTGACTGATATGCGTCGTCTATTTTCTTCTCCGTAATTGAATCGAGGTAATCGGTGAGTGCCGCTTTAGCTTTGAGTTTGAAACTTTCGCCTGGTGACTGATATGCGTCGTCTATTTTCTTCTCCGTAATTGAATCGAGGTAATCGGTGAGTGCCGCTTTAGCTTTGGTCAGTTTATTCCCAACATACTCTGCGTCAAAGTTTGTGTAGCCCTGAATGAAACGCTCGGCAAGCTCATTCGCATCATCGACCTCGCGTTGCAGCTTCTTCATCTGCTTGAGTTGTTCTGCGTCCATCAGTCAAGCCTCGTGTGCGAGGTTACATCGACGCCATACTTTCGCAGGTGTTCGGCGAATGCACGTGCACCCGCTTCTTTCGCGTCCATGCATTGCGTGAAGTTCTTCGATGGATTCCAGACGGAGTATCCGCCTTCATACGAAGTGTCGCCGAGTTTCATTTCTTTCAGAACCTTGACGAACTGGCCACGAGCTGGTTTGATTTTGACCCATGCGAAACCGCACGGGAAATGTTCACCGTATTGCTCGATGTACGCAGCTGTAAACCGAGCAGCTTCTTCCAAGCCTGCTTCGATAATCAACTGCACATCGTTATCTGTGAGCTTGACTTGGGCCATGATTAGTCCGTCCGAATGGTTGAGCCTTTGAACCAGCCGCTGCAAACAACGCCGGATACCTGGACACCAGTTGGGCCTTTGGCCGTGAACTTGGTCTTGAACGAATCATCCTGGCCGCAGCCGAAAACGGAGTAGCCGTCGGTTTTGATGTCGGTGTAACCGGCACCTTGCAGCGCTTTAGTTGCGTCAGTAGCACTGGAACAACCGCTCAGCGCAGCGGCGAGGAGAATGAGAACGAGAGTTTGCTTTTTCATGATGTGCTTTCAGGGGCAAGACGACATTGGTAACAACGGACGAAGCTTTCATCTTCTTCGAAAATGAAGCAGGCGTGATTTGTTTCTGGCGGGAAAATCACCGCCTTTACTGTGTTCACGCGGAATGTGGACTTGAAAGGTTTCGGAGTAACTTTGTTGTTGCTCCGCGACTTCTTCATCACGCGCTTACCTACCATCGTGTGGTAGGTTTCGATAAGTTCTGGAGTGTCGTGGTACATAATCATCCTCAGAAACTTGGGTTACGTTCGTTTACAATGCCTTTGACCAGTGACCACGTGCCGCCGACCATGACCCAGCGCGAGCTTTGCTTCCGGCGATTGAACACTTCACCGGTCGAGGTCGTGATGCGCCAGCCCTTCGTGATGCGGGTGATCACGCCACACGGGTAGTAGTCACCGTTGAAGCCGTACGAAACATCGTCACCAACCTTTGGTGGTTCGACAATGCCGAAACGATGGCTGGTGTATTCGCCATCGTCGTAGGCCAGGAAGAAAGGTTTGTCTTCGCTACGGCCATGAACGCCTTGCTCGTTGAAGTGTGCGGCAATCGCTTCCACTTCTTCGATGCTCTTGAAATCCGGGCTGCACTTTGCCAAGTCGTACTCGAGGCCAAAGAAATCGCGCAGGATTGGTTTGTACTCTTCAGTGCAACGGCCGGTGTAAGGCGATTCGCTGGTTACATGAACCGGCTGGCCTTTGTTAAAGAGTACGTAGATCATTTTGAAGCTCCGTGTTTGTCAGTCGATATAAAGATTATACACGCAACCCCGCCGCGTGTACACACTTCTTTTACTTTTTACCGGCAAATCCAGTAGCGCAGATGTAGTCGCCGCTCGGCATCGGTTCGTCGAGCTGGCTGATCATCTCGTCGGCATGGAGCACCAGCGTTCGGTATGCTTCTTTGCGACGCTTCAGATATTCCTGCAACTGTGGCCGGATCATCTCGAGCACTTCCGCTTCCGACTTTCCGGAACGGTAGACGAACACGTAACCAGACGAACCATTGCGGTTGCGATCATCCCAAACAATCTGATTGAGTTGGTCTGGGCGAACGCTGACGTTGTTGTGGTGACCAGGTGGATTCACTCTCAGTTCGACACCGAGCCAGTCACTGGTTTCAACTGGGTACATGAACTCGTGATTCGTGCGAACCATGAAGCCATGCGACTCGACGCTGATCGTTGCGTAGCTGTACAGATCGCCATCTTTGATTTCGGGCATGTCAGTGTTCCTCAGGTTCGTACAACCAGCAGGTGCGGAGTGTAATGCACCCGTTAAAAAGAATGATGACCGATGTTGCACCGTTGGAGCAATGGATACGATGCTGCATCTTGCGGCCCCACGTGTTCTCGTTCTGAAGCATCGCGTAGTTTGCCTTCAGCCACTTCATCGTGTCGATGAGGACGCACGCTTGATCTTCGTTCTTCGGAAAACGTTCGAACAGTCGTTCCAGAAAATGGGCCTGAATCTGCGTCTTCAAACGAGTCGCAGGGTCTGGACACCACTTGTCATTCTTCTCTCGAAGAATGGCACGGAACTTGCTGAGTGTTGGATAGTCTACTGACATTCGACAACCTCCTCAACTTGTGTAATGCCGATGGTTGCCATCTGCCCGGATTCTTCGTCGAGGTGCATGAACAGCACATTTGGCGTATTCGGATTCGTGTTCGCGATAATCTCTGCTGGATCAACACCGATCAGTGTGAACAGCTCAGACGCGTCATCGATAGCAAGAACAACTTCGACAGCATTACGTGCATCCCACGCATTTGCTTCGCCGGTCCACTGCCGGAGGATTCGTTGCGCCATGTCAGGAACTGAAATGGACCACTTGTATTTGATCAATGGACGGCTCATACTTTACACTCCTTAATGAATTGTTTCAGTTCTGTAGTGTTCATGTTGCTGATGTGGATATCCATCAGCTCTGCAGTCCATGCTTCATTGGCCAGGACTTTGAGAATGCCAGAGCCCATGTTCATTGTGGAAGACATAGTCATTCCGAAAAGAACCGACTTGGTTTCTTTCTCGTCTTCCGTGATCTCGTGCCATGAGGCAACGTAAGTTCCTTCGAGAGAACTACGCAGCACGAAGATATATTGGTGTTTGTAGGTTTTCATGCCGGTGTCAGTGGTTGGTTGTTCTCATCGCGGGTTTCATCCCACGTCGTTTTCTCATCGAGTTCAGACATGGGAAAGCTCCTTTTTGGTTAATAAGCGTAACGCGCTTTGTCAGCTGCCATTTTGGCTTTGATTTTCTCGCAGTGCAGTTCGTTCAGCGACTTGTAGCCGCCGATTTCCTGTGCGAGGCCAAGTGGGCTTGTCCGGTCCGAAGCTTCGCGGTTCGTGAGACGTGCAACAATGTCGGTGGAGGTCATGCGGGCAAGGATGAACTTGAGCCAATGTTTGGCACCGGCTTTTGGACGCATGTATTTGAAGCGCGAAACAACAACGAACACACCAGCAGCATCTTTCATGCGAATGTAGACTTCGCCGCGGCCACTCATTTCTGCAACGATAACACCATTGACCAGGACATTGTCGCCGTCGAAAGTTACCTTGTTCATGTTCGCTCCAGTTGTTTAGCCGATGTAAAGATTATACCCAACATCGACTAACATGCACAGTGTTTTATTCGCTGGTGTCGAGAAGGAATTCCGGTTGGCCTTGTATGCGGATTTTCATTTTTTGATAACCTCTTTCTGCTGTTTCGCACCAGCACGATGTGATTTCGACCATGCGTAGTCTTCACCGTTTGGAAGCTTACCGTCGACTACAGCTCCGCCAGGGTCGGAAGCACCGACCTGAACGAAGGTTTGTTGTGTGGACGTGACGTGCGTGTAACCTTGGTTGATTAGAGATTCGCACTTGGCGATGCTCTTTTCACGTTCGTCATCATCAAAGATTTGGCAGCGAGGCGCGCTGCCGGAGAGGTAATAAACTACGATGCTCATAAAGTTCCTTTTTCAATAGGCCCATAATAACATGAACCTACGAAAAAGGGAACTGATAATTATGGAGCTGGTGTTGGTGCTGGTGCAGGTTCCGGTGCTGGCTTTGGAAACTCGTCGCGTACTGCTTTGATCGCGAGGTACCAGGTGCCTGTCTTGGCAGGCTCGCCGAACTTGCCGTCACGGACATCGTCGTACAACAAGCCAAGCTGATCGCCGATCAATGGATAGTTATTCTGGCGCAATGCATCATAGGGTGGGGTGAATGGAAGTGCTTGGTTTTCGGTAGGCATTAGTATTGTGCTCCTGTTGTATTGACCACAGCGTAGTTTGTGATCGAGATGGTTTGACCTGAATTGTTTGTGTTAGCTGGGTTCAGCAAGTACGCAGTAAGATTGAAGCCGCAGTAATATGAAGTCAGCGCAGTTCCAACGATAACTAAAAATCCGTCGGCACTGGCGTACTGTCTCTCTGCCGTCAAACCCGTGTATGCGGTGTTGTGCTGTGCTGGATTATATATGTCCACAATGTTCGGAGCATTATACAGATAATGAGTCCATGCGCAACGGATCGGTTGCGACTGACCATAGTTGTAACCTTCTGCTTCGATCATTATCATGATATCGCTTTTGATTGCGATGTTTGTCTTCATGTGAAAGAAGCATGTGCCGAAGTTGTCTTGCGTCCAGATACGAGCAAAGTCAAGCTGAATATTTGCTAACCCGTTTGTGCCGGCGCCATATGATGTGCTGGTGCTGTTTGGCCCAACCTTGAGACGGACTGCGCTGTTAAGTTTAGCCATTAGAATACATTCCCTGCGTTAGATGTTGTTGAAATGTTTAGCACTCCAATTTTGCGACCCTCGCTAGAACCAGTGGTTGTCACATAAGCATTAATGGTCAAACCAATAAAGTACGTAGATGAAACAGAAGCTTTCAAACACATATATCCATCAGCACTTACATAAACACCAGTTGCATCCAAACCTAGATAACAGTTGTGTAGACCAACGCTATACGTGGTGTTTGCGTATCTATGAAACGACCACGAAGACCGAATTGCTTGTTGAGCTGCGTACGCATATCCGACAGCTTCAAACATCACCATGATGCTTGGAATATTCGATGGAATATCGGTCTTGATATCAATGTACCCGAAGCTGTCGCCAGTGCTTAGTGTCGCGATGCCATATTGAATATGCCCGTCTGGACCAGCAGGGGAGATTGTTGTTGGTAGATTAAAAGAAGCCATTAGAAATAATTCCCCGCGGTAGTTACGGCTTGAACGTTTGTAATTTGAACATTGAAACCTGGGCTAGCAGAAGGCGCAGTGTTGTGGCAATTGAACATAACACTCAAATAATACAAATCCCGCTGAGTTGTACTAAGGCAAACAAATCCATCAGCTGAAATGTAAACCGAATTCGGAATCATTCCAGGATAAATTGACTGAAGGCCAATGTTCAAGATAGGTGCGGTCGCACCTTCCGAGTAAGGATAGAACGTCCATGCACAGCGAATAGATTGAGCGGTTGCATACGAATACCCAACTGCTTCAATCATACACATGGCATTTGACCGCGCCGGGACATTTGTTTTAAAATGCAGGAAGTATGAAGTGTGATCTTCAGACGACCTGCTGTAATTAAAAATACCGTGACGGGAGGCTCCTACGAGCCCGTCCGTCGACGTTACATTTGTGTTAGCTGAAAGCTTAGCCATTCTTCAACTCCTGGACCATCGCTTCGAGAGACTTGATGCGCTGCTCTTGTGCCTTCATACCTTCAATCAGCACAGCTACCATACGCGCGTAGTGAACACCGGATACTTCGCCATCGCCGTTATGTGCAACGAGTGCTGGAAGAACTTCTTTCACTTCTTCAGCGATCAAACCAATCTGGTTCATTGCCGAACCGTCGATCAGATCGTACACAACACCGCGCATTGCGAGCACAGACTCAAGACCGCCGGTAAGCTGACGAACGTTTTCTTTGATGCGAATCGTTGAAGATTCGGAAATCGAAGCTGCAGTAAATGCACCAGTTGCAGTGACAGTAGCTGCAGCGATCGTGAGTGCACCAAGGCCAGTTGATGCTGTTCCGCCCTGCGCGATCAGACGAACGTCGTAGTCAACACCGCTATTTCCTGATGAACGGAAGTCGATGAACGGAGTGCTTGCTGTTCCTGGTGCACCCATCTCAATGCCGGTGTTCGCGAACGGCAGGGACAGCGCCTGGGCGCTCAGGCTTCCGCCCATGGTGACTTGGCCGGTCGCCTCGATCGACAGGCGGTTCACGTAGGTCAGCAGCGCCGGGTCGGAGCCCTGCGTGCCGGTATTGGACGACCCGGCGATCGTCAAAGCTCCGCCGCCGACTGCGCCGTTGTACGACGAGCGGATGCGGAAGGCCTTCAGCGTCGAGGACCCGCCGTCGAACGGCACGAAGATGTCGTTGCCGTAGTCGGTGCCGGCGTTGTCGACGATGCGGACGCGGTGGAGCGCGCGGCCGGTCTGCAGGGACCCGGAGGTCGCCAGACCGGTAGCTACTACCGAGCCCGTAACCTGCAGCTTATTAGTGGCGTCGTCTGTCGTTGCGCCAATTAGCAGATTACCAATTGAAGTGACGCGCATGCGTTCAGCAAGACCTACACCTGTAACTCCAGCAGTTTTTGTGAGGAATGCAATATCACCAGCAATGCTGCTGGTATCAACTGTTTTTGATACCCCAAGAATTTGCGATGTCGGATTGCTCGTCTGATCGCCGGCCACAAAGCTCAAAGCAACATTCGAGTTTGCAGAAACAAATGCATTCGTCAGCTTCAGATTTTCGCCGAGTGCACCGTTGGCGTTGTTTGAAAATGTAACGTTTCCAACAACGTTCAGGCCGAAAAGTGTGCCGACCGAGGTCAGCGACGAAGCGGTTACGCCGGCTGCAAGAGTTGCACCTGTCAGAGTTCCTGCGGCGGATGCTGGAGCAGCTGACCATGTAGGAGGCGCGTCACCTGCCGAAGTAAGAACTTGACCTGCAGTTCCGACGTTTGCAGCGTTGTTACCAAACGCGAGACCGCCTGAACCAGTTACACGGAAACGTTCGAGGTACGATGCAGACGTACCTGTCACAAAGCGGATTGCACCGGAGTTTGCGAGTGTTGCACCCTGTCCACCACCAAGACTTACATTACCACCAGTGTTTGCACCAGTTGCAGTACCACCAATTACTGTTGCGTTACCGCCGTTACCAGCGGTGCTTCCTGCTGCACCGGCAAACGTAACGTTACCACCGTTACCACCGGAACCTGCGCCACCCGTAATGTTTACTGGTCCACCGTGAGCACCAGCACCAACACTTGTGTTAGCACCACCAGTCAAGGCAAGTGTACCACCAGTTGTGCTTGAGAATGCAATATCACCAGGGCGAACAGTGATGGTACCTGGTCCAGTGCCGCCGTCGAAACCACGGATCAAACCACCTGGGCCAGAGTTGCCACCAAGGATGATGGTACCTGCGGCTTCAGCAGTTGTCTTGAACGTGGTGCTTGGGCTGTAAATTGTCGACAATGAAGCTTGAACAACGTTAGCAGCGATGATCGTACCAGTCAACGATCCAGCAGCAGCAGTTGAGCCTATTACCGTGCCGTTAACTGTAGGTGTTGCCTTAAAATCAACAACGCCATTTGCTCGCGACACTGTCAAAACGATGTTTTGCACGCCGTCATTGTATTGACGAGTCAAGAAGAAGTTCGAACCGGTTGTTGAGCTTTCAGCAGCGTTGTCCGCGCCCATGATCCAGCGGCCACCGTTTGCAACACTTGAAGTCGAGAAGAACAACGAACGATAAGTACTGGCCGCAGCAGCAATATTTTCACCTGTGGTCGTCACGTAGTTTGGTGTGATGTCGCCAAGGGTCAACGTGATTGCCGGAGTAGTGGTTGCCGTTGCAACAGTTCCTGAAATACCATTTGCAGTCGTAACCGATACGGATGATACACCACCTGCGGCAGTTGCCCAGGTTGGAGGTGCTCCGCTGCCAGCCGATGTCAGAACTTGGCCGGTAGTACCAGTGGCAGTCGTTGTTGCACCAACCGAAATTGCACCAGTATTTGTAATCCTGAAGCGTTCTGCTCCACCTGTAAACATACGAATATGACCAGGTGTTGTACCTCCACCTGCATTTAGGACAATGTTACCGCCAGTTCCGCCAGTTCCGCCAGTTGCGGCGGCAATGTTTACTGTTCCGCCGGTGGCTCCAGTTTGGGCTCCAGATGTTGCACCACCCAAGATGTTTACTGTTCCGCCAATCACACCGAAACCGGTAGAAGTATTTGCGCCGCCCTGGATAGTGAGTGCAGGTGCCGTAGTGCTGTCAAGGTTAATGTCAGCTGGACGAATAGTCGTCAGCGATGCGGTGACAACGTTCGCAGCAAGAATTGTTCCAGTCAGCGTACCTGCCGCTGCTGCAGCGACGGTTGTCCACGTAGGCGTAGACCCAGCACCTGCGGAGGTCAAGACTTGACCTGATGTTCCCGTTACTCCGTTAACCTTCCATTCACCCACACGGGTGATGACGAGTCGGTCAGCGTAGCTGCCTAAGCTCGGCGAAGTAGCCAAACGGATGAAGCCCGTCGTACCACCTTGTTCCGGTGAACTACCAGCCCGAATGACAACCGAACCACCAGCCATCGTACCCTGGAATGTCGAATTGCCTGCGGTAAGAGTAAGGTCAAGACCAGTGTTACCATCGTTCTGCGCAGTGATGGTGTTTGCCGTGAAGCTTGTAGGAACAGTAGCCGCAGGAATCGCTGTCCACGTTGGCGCTACACCTGTACCGTTAGATGTCAGCACCTGCCCTGAAGTGCCGGACAGTCCACCAACTTTCCATTCACCCACACGGGTGATGACGAGTCGGTCAAGGTAGCCCCCGGCGTCGCTTGGCGTGGTAGCCAAACGGATGTAGCCTGCCGTACCACCAGGCTCGGTCGAAGCACCGGCCTTGATGATTACATTACCAGGTGCCGTGGTTGCCTGGAACGTCGAGTTGCCCGCGGTCAGGGTAAGATCGGCACCTTGCAACCCGCTGTTTGTCGTCGTGATGTTGCCCGGAGTTCCGGCCTGACCCAATACGAGGTTGCCGCTACTACCACTGCCACCCAGAGTTAGAGTGCCAGACGCATCAACCCAAGTGAACTTGGCTGAACCAGTCAGGATGCCGTTTGCATTGTATTGAACTTGATTGTTACCACCGGAACCATTTGCAAGCGTAAAATTGCTTGACGAAGCAGCTGCGATTGTGATCACACCAGTTGTTGGGTTGTACGAACCGCCATCACCAGTTACACTGATCGACGAGCGAGCACGAGCATTCGTGTAATAGAGGTTTGTGCCTTCGTCAACCACGGTAGATGTAAGCACAACAGTGCCAGTCAACCCGTTGACGGAAGTGACATCGCTTGTAGGATTCAGGAGTTGAACCCAGTTTGCCAGGACCGTAGGATTCGCGGTACGCAAGATGTAGGTCGTGTTGGTGTCTGTACGTACTGCAACGTCGCCAACTTCTGCTGTCAAACCAAGCATAGCTGCTTGAGTAGACACAACAAAGGTGTCAGTGATTGTAAGCGATGGGATCTGAGTTATTGCGATCTTGCCGTTTTCCAGCGCTGCAGGCGTAAAGCCAAGTGCAGCAGTGATAGACTGAGCAGTGAGTTCGGTACCTGCTCCAACTTGGATCCAGGCAATACCGTCGTAAATGTGGAGGCCAACGCCTGTTTTGAAGAACAGCTCACCATTGGTAGCATTAGCTGGGAACGTTACTCCGCTAACAATTGCCAGATTCGTAGCTGTCGATGATCCAAGAAGCTCGATGCCGTCTAATTTCATAATATGTCCCTAACCAGTTGTATGTGATTGACTTAGGGCTATTTATGTCGACAAGCTTAAATTAGGAACGGAACTGGCTCTTCTCCAAACTGATCATTGTCGTCTGGGGCAACATACTCATTGACCTGTTCAAACGCTGTTTCGTTGTACTCCGCCAGACGTTTCAGCAGGCGGATGACAATGATCGTGGCCATGACCGCATCATCGGTTGCTCCGGCTTTCGCCTCATACGTTTGGCCCTTGGCGACGAAGTTCTTGAGTTCTTCCAGCAGAACAGATGAATTGACGTTCAGACCGTTTGACACTTTCTCAATCAAGCCCTTGAGCTGCAGACATGCGAGGATCTTCTTCTTGCCAGATGTAAACACACCAAGCTTCTGCGTACTAGGTTCATCGTTATACAGCTCTGCAAACTCAGGCTGTTTCTCATCGTTCATGTACAGGGCAGCTACAGCTTCACCGATACCGTTACGTTCGAATGTCCAGATAACATCTGCTCGACCCTTGCCGACAGGTGTGCTGAGAAGGTTCAGAATCCATTTGAGCTTTGCATAGAGCAGCGGGATATTAATCTCGTTGCTTCGCCACTCTGCGACCTGATTGAGAGATGGGAATTCAAACACCTCGATGACAGAGAAGTCTTTACCAGTGCCTGTCGCAGGATCGAGACCGACAAGGTATGTTTTGTTTTGACCACCGATCTCTGAATCAGGAACCCAGAACTTGAAGCCCATGTCCTCGTACAGGTGAGGACGAGACCGCATGTTGACCAGCTTCATACTGTTCATCAGCAACGCATCGGAGGAAACAAATATGCAATCCAATTCGGCTGCCGCTTTGACTGTGCCCAGTTTGCCAACCATCTCATCGTAATACTTCTGGCCACGGTCAGGGTGTTCGTGCCAGTATGCGGCCACTGGATAGAAACCATTCGTGCCTGCGTTCGCGCCACGCCAGAGTTCAGCGAACAAGTCCGTGTCTCCGTTCGGTGTAGAGGTTACAATGAATTGACCACCAGTCGACAGGGATGGAGCGAGCGATGCCCACATTTCTTCCTGGATGCGAGGCGAGGCGAAAGCCAATTCGTCCAGCATAACGCCAGCAGGTGAGCTACCACGGCCTGTACGTTCTGATGTTGCTTCCGAAGAAATCTTCGAGCCGTTGTCGAACTCGAGCATGGTACGGGAATTGAACTTCGCACCAGCCTTGAGCCAGTGTGGTAGTTCATCGTACGCAGTCTTGATGCGGTCCATGATCTGTACCGCGTGATTCATGTTCTTGGATGCGATGATCAGTTCTTTGTTTGGCTGAAAGTTTGCGATCCACAGGAAGTACATTGCCACTATGGTAGTCTTACCAAGCTGTCGGCTGCAGAGCATGACGACGTCTTTGTGGTTCATGAGCGCGTCAAGCATACGCTCCTGGTAACCGTACAGTTCCAGCGGTACCAGACCTTTTGTCGGGTGCTTTACCTTGATGTACTTCGTGAAAAAGAATTCAGGATCTTTCATGCAGCGACCAAGGTCTATAATATCTTCTGGCCGGTACTCACTATTTTCATGAGCGCGTTTTGATTTTGGGTTTTTCATATGAATTCACACATATAGTTTTGACGCCATGCTTGCATGCCTATCATGGTCATCGTTCTTTGCTTCCACATATCGGTAAACGACAGGTCATCAATCGTCCGTTTGAAAGATGTAAAAGTGGAGAAGGGTTTAAAGGAGTCTGTCCAAGCAGCTGCAAACGAGTTGTTCCTACCATTAGGCGTGGAGGCAATTAGAACTTTGCCGCCTTGAACTATCGTTGGACAGATGTCGTTATAGATTGCACGCTGAATAGCATCAGGTGCAAACGCGAAAGAATCGAGGTAGACGCGATCGACAGTGCGCCCGCGCATAGAATTTACGTTAAGTGTTTCAACCATAATTGCGGAGCCGTTGTCAAACTCCATGTACGACTTACGATTGCTCCGAATACTCGGGCGGAGATATGTTGGCACGTGGGTAATCATGTGAGTCAAGATGTCGTACATCTCTTTTGCAAACGTCGCGCTGATACCAAAAGCAATTGCCTTGTGACGCGGTTTGAAGATTACTTCCCACAGAATGAATGCAAGCGACATCGTGGTCATGCCAGTGCCGCGTGGCATCATGGCAACCATGTTCTGTGATCGCTTAACTGTCGTAATAAATTCGCAGTGATAAGTGTCGAGCCGAAGTTGCCGAGCACCTGATGGCGTACGCAGCATGAGATATTTCCTCATGAAATACAGCGGGTCACCGGCGCACTTGATTAACTCTTCGCCCTGTTCTCGTGAAAGCCTAGACTGACCTCCTAAGCGTCCACGCTTGGAAATAATCTTCGTCAACTGGTTTCTCCAAACACGAAGTTCTGAATAGTCCGGACGGTTGCATTACTCAGCAAAACTTCGAAGTGAGTTGCATTAATTTCTACTCGTTCGCCAAAGCCGAGACCTTGCTGGCTGGAGATCGTTACCACACCGTCGTTGGGTGCAGGTGACGTATGTAGGTGACCGCCAGTAGAAACTATTGTGAGGGTTGGGATATCTAATTTCAATTCTCTGCAACGCATGATGTGCGGAGCGCGTGGCACAATGTCGTTGAACACACGTGAACTACCCGGAAGCCAGCGCAGGGTTTCTGCCGCGCGCGAGCCTTTGAACGGAGTAGAGATCAGTACCAGTCGCTCAACGAGCTGTGGCATATCAGCAGCCACTAGGGTGGCAATGACGCCACCCAGTGAATGCGCAACCAGCGTTAGCGAATGACCACGTGGAAGCTTTGAAACTACTTCAGCAATAGATGCCTGAAGGTTTTGGTGGCTTCGGTAATCAATGCAGTGCGCCTGATGTTTTGGCAGCTGGGAGATGATGTAACTGAACGACGTGGAACTTGAATTGAGTCCATGAATGTAAGCAATGTGTTTCATAATGGGACCTTTTCATTCCATCTACGGATGGTTGGAATCGCAGCAAGGTTTACTCGCCGTTCTTCTTTTTCTTTACCTTTGGCTTGATCACACCAGCCCAACGCAAGAATTTATTGCCAAGATAAGTTGTTGCCGCCGTAGCTGCTGCGGCGGCAATTGTCTTACCGATCAAACGCAACAACATTACACGTCTTTCTTGTCGTTGTCGTCGGTGTGACCATACCCATTGTCACCACCGTCATAAAGCGACTTCGCTTTATCGACTGCGTTGTTCTTCACTTCAGCAGCACGTGCTGCTACAGTGTCCTTGGTTTCCATAGCCTTGTTCATGACTTCGTTCTTCATGTCAACAACTTTGGACTTGCCGTCACGCATGCGTGCTTTGAGCGGCTTGCGCTCGAGTGCAGCCGTAACAACTTTCGTTACGTAGTATGAAGCTGCAGCGCCAACAGCGCTTACGAGGATTTTCTTAAGAATTCCCATGGTCATCTCCTTAGATTGTGGGGTTAATGCGCGAGATGCGTCTTAGTCTAACATTTGATATTCATTCAGCTTAGCGAGTTCTTTCTTGAACTCGTGTGCAAAGCCTTCATTCCAACGTTTGATGACCGGTGTTTTTGGCCGGTCAAACGTCCATTGAGGTATGCGATAAGCCGTGGCACCAGGATTGGACAGGAGCAACTTCACGTTACGGGCCGCAACCTTCGCAGCCATCTTGACGCGCTTCGATCCTTCCTTGCTGATACCAATTTCTTTCATACGCTTCGAAATCTTGGTCATCACAACCAGGTTCCGCAGCGTGTTGTAAAACTCATTGAACCAGCGATTTCCACCGAAGCCTGTTAGCGGTCCACGTCCCCAGCCACCTGTGCTGTTGGTCGTTGTTCCTACAGGCGGTGGTTGAACTGGTTCACCGGTGATGTCACCAGAACCTCCAGTGCTATCGCCAACTGCTGGCACTCCACCAGCATCACCTCCGCCTTCACCTTCCTCCATCAGGAGCATAGGTAACAGGCTCTCGTAGATGGCAAGTCGCTTGCCTTCAAGGAGAGTTGGTGGATTCAGAAGTTCGTCTAGTTTCATGTCGGGTTCCTGGTGGTGTCTTATTTATAGGTTACGAACGGTACCAACCTTCAGCTTTCTTTTTCAGATCAGCTTCATTGAAGATTTCAGGGATCAGGTAACCGCCCTTTGCAGCAGTCAGTTTTTCAAGCGTGCGAATTCCAACAGGGTTGTCTACCGCCTCGTTGTAGAATCCAGACACCTGCTTGAAGATTTTTTGAATCGCATCATTGTCCAGCTCACCGTCGTTGTTTGAAACCTCGCGGAAGAAATCAAACTTGCCCTTGAAATACTCCTTGTTCACTTCTGATTCAGCGTAAACTTTCTTGATAAAGTCCTCGTCAACGTGGCGATCAATTGCTGCGCCGCGTGCTTTGGCTCGCTCAATTGCAACGTCTAGGTTGACATTGATAAACACCATGCCCACATCGTAGCCAACTGATTCCAAGAGACCGGCACGAGCCAGAATGTTCGACGCATCGTTTGAGGTACCGTCTACAAACAGCGGCAACATCGAGTTCAAATAGTTGAACAGCGAAGTGCTCGTGATAGGCCGGGTGCGATCACGGAAGAACGACTTCCATGTTTCATTGTTAGAAGGCATCTTGTATTTCTTCGACAAGAACTCTGTTGCGATGTCGGTGTTTACAACCTTTGGTGAAATCGTGCCATGCAGCTTAGAAACTGTGTAGGACTTACCTGCACCAGGAATCCCTACAACGAAGAGTGCCTTGAGGATACCCTTGTCGTTAATTGATTCGTTCATCATGAATTCTTTGAATGTGATCATTACTTTGCTTTCAACTTTTTAACTTCGGCCTTGAACTCGTCATAGTAACGAGCTGGCACAGAAAGGTATTTACCGGAGAACCAGCACTCACGTGTCTCTCCAGGCAAATCTAAATCTTTGGATGTGATCAGCTTCGCACGCCAATCTTCTGGCGTAAGCTTCTCAGGAATTTCTGTAGCTGCGATCTGTACCAACTGCGACAGCCAGGAATCGTCGTTAGCTTCCTCAGCGAACTTGTCAGCCACCTCGTCATTGCCATTGGCTTCTGAATTGAATCGACCCCTGCCATTACTGAATACCTTCTTGATCAGCTTCAGCTTGTCAAGAATGCCCATGTGGTCAGGGAACTCTTTGTAAAGCTCAGTGCCAACAAAGATTCGGAATGCATCGTCGATCAATCCAAAAATGCCATCGATTCGAACACCATCAAAGTTGTCTGTTACTGTGCTACGCTTGAGCACGTTCATTTGATTTAGGTCGTAGTCATCCAGCATCGCAATCTTTACCCCGTCGAACGGGAAGATCATGAGAAGGTTTGATTTGTCATCGCTCACGGTGCCGACTGCGGATTCAGCATTAGTTGAGCAGAAAATCGATTGCCGACGAGCCGGCCAACCTTTCCAGGCCGGCTGAGAGAAAACGAATTCTTGTTCTTCAGCGCTGCCACCTCGGGACGTGGATTCGCGAGTGCGGGGTACACGGGTGCGGAGTGGATGATGTTTTTCATCCCAGGCACTGCCACTTAGCCGGCACAACGGGTTATTGATATCAGGGAATTGCGAGCAATGGTTCAGAAATTCCTTGGCAGCGGCTTCTACTGAATCGTGCTGTTGGTCTTCTTCCTCAGCTTCGTTGAGGAACTGTTTGAATGTAATCACAAGGTGCCTTCCGTTTTTAGGCGAGTATAAAAGTTACGACGGATTGCGACACACTTGCCGCCGATCCATAGTTCACGCTTTGTGTCAGAATAGTTGTCGATGGTTTTTGTTGTGGCTAACTCAAGCTTCAATCCTTCAGGACTGTAAGCCTTTTCCAGAGCTGCTTCAACGTTGTCCGGTGTACCGAATATTTGGATCAAACTCTCAACAATGCTTCCGCCCGAATCATCTGACATTTTCTCTTTGATAGCGTCGACGAACTCAAGGTAAGAAGACTGTGGCAAATCAAAGCTGCGCCAGATTCCGTTCCAATTGTGAATGCGATGGTCATCTTCTGAATCACCGATTTGAAAACTTGGTGTTGACCAAAGATCATAAGCTGCGCAGACACCGATCTTTACACCGTCGTAAGGAAACACCGCATATACAGCACCGAATGCATCAGCGGTGTCTAGGTCATTTGCCAGGATGATTGACTTGCTCCGCTTCGGATATCCGAGTGACGGAAGGAAATTATCCATGATGTTGGTGTAAAAATTCGATGTGTTGGCAGACTCACGTGTTGATGCTTCACCATTCAAAAGGAAAGAATCTGAACCTGGGTTCATACCACGCCATAATGGTTCCTTCAGCTTGAGCGCGTCCCCGCAATGCTCTTTGATTAGAGCAACAGCTTCGGCAACTTCAAGTGCTGTTTTATGCGCACCCGCTTCATTCAGCAGGTATTGTTTAAATCTCACTTGATTTCCTTTACTTCGGCATCAATCGAAATCATACGCATGATCTCTTCTCGCGATGCAACCACGACGTTGTTCTGATTACGTCCTCCGCTGAATGGAACGAAAGCTGCTTGGCGCTTACGGTCGCCCTTGACCTTGGCACGGGTTGCAACTGCGTTCAGCGCTATGGTTAGATAGGATGCAGCAACCTCAGCATTACGAGCTGCGTAACGAGGCTCGATGATCTGTGTGTACTCGGTCTGCTGTTGGAAGGTTTCGAGTGCAGCGTCATAGATGGCGTCGATGCGCTCATCAATAACTTTGTCATCCTCGTCCTGCTCTTCACCCTCAGGTGGTGCAACCATCTCGGCCAGTTCACCTTCGGTTACCTGATCGTACTCTTCCAATTCCTGGCCATCCTCTTCGCGCTCGGTATTGAACAGCTCGTCAAGCGGGTTCAGAATTGGGTTTTCAGATTTCTGTTTCATTTTCGTACTCCCTTTGCGTTCCGCATTACAGAGCGGTACAGCATCATGTCAACAGCAATACATTTGCCGCCGATCCATAGTTCGTGTTCTTTGCCATCATTGTAAATCCCAGATGTGGCGGTAGTAGCAAGCTTAAACTGCTCTGCGTAAGCCTTTGCTATCGTTTCCTTGATCGTCTTAGGATCGAGGTCTAAGATGTCACGCCTACCTAACAATGCCTTGAAGTCGCTTATTAACTTTGGAAATGACTTGTCGGTAATATCGTTATCGTTGTAGAAGTTGTTCCAGCGGTTAATGGTTCTTGCCATCGACCTCGGATGATTACTCAGCGAGATTTCAGTCTCAAAAATATCTCGACCAGGACAAACACCAATCGTTACTCCGTCATATGGAACGATCGCATATGGTTCACCGTACCCGGCAGCATACTTTCTATTCTTCCAGTTCGCGGCGATGATTGATGCGCTTCGCTTCGGGAACTCCTTAGGCAATACCGCATCCAGGATGACCGTGTAATGGTTAGATGTATTTGCTGACTGCCGTTTGCCAGCTGCACCGTGAATCAAGCCATAGCCATTTTCAAATGGATTCATGCCACGAACGATTGGCAGTTGGCCGATCGCATCTTTACAATGCTTATTCAGTAGCTTCCAGACTTCCTCTTCAGCGAGATCGGTCTTGTACTGTTTGATTTCGCTGAGTATCATTCTGGAGAGTACCATCGAGATTGACCCAACATATTAGGATCAGGGTTCTCCATCATGTCTTTATAGACATTCATATTTATGACCACGCACTTGCCACCAATCCAAACCTCGCGACGCTTCTTGTCGTTGTAGACTTTGGATTCATCAGTGGTAGCCAGCTTAAACGGTTTCGTATAAGCTTTAATGAACTCCTGCTTAATGGTGCCTGGGTCAAGATCCGCAAGCCAATCAGAAATTCCGCTTTCTTTTGCCCGAAGTTTTTCAAGACGTTCCATCATTTCTTCAAAACTTAGTTTGTCATTGGCGACCGAATTACGCAGGTTGTAATTCCAATCCTCAATACTTTCATTGTATCCATTAACCTCAATTCGTGTGTCCCACATATCCGAGTCCGGGCAGACACCGATCTTCACCCCATCAAACGGAATGATCGCGAACAGCCTCCCACCATATGCAGCTGCATGACTACGGTTCGCCCAGTTGGCACAGATGATTGACCCACTGCGCTTTGGAAACTCTTTCGGCAGAACAGCATCGAGAATGACGGTGTAATAATTAGTTGTGTTGCGTGACTTACGCCCGCCAACCTCACCATGTAAAACTCCGAAGCCGCCATCGAACCCCTTCATACCACGGACGATTGGTGTTTCCAAATCCTTCAGTGCGTCTTTGCAATGCTTGTTGAGAAGTTCCCAGGCACCTTGGGCGTCTGTCTCAGTTTTATACTGGTCTTCTGCCAGATAGTCTTTGAATCTCATGTTGCAACTTTCTTGCCGGCCTTTGCCGCAGATGTTTTATAGATTGTTTTTTCAGTCACCACGCGGAACGTAGCACCTTGGGATTCAGCAAAGATCGCAGCAGCTTTCCATTTTGCCTGGTTCACTGCGTACATCATCTTGTCCCGCTCGGACATGCCAGGTGTAAGCACTGACTCACGATACGGTTTGACCTCGATGATTTCTTTCTTGATGGCACCGTTCGCATCACGGTACAGCATGATAAAGTCTGGATAGTAGCGGGATACTTTCGGCCGGCCATTCGGATCGAGCTTGATTGGGTTTACGTACGGGATCGCCAGCTCTTCAGAACCCCAGCGGAGCACTGCATTGTTCTGATCGAGCCATTTCATAAATGTCACTTCCCAACTGGACCTGAACATAATGTTGTGCACGTTGCCCACATACTTCTGTGGATTCTTCGGCATGAACCTACCATGCATTGATCGTTTTGTACCTGCCATGGGTCTAATCCGTTATTTGATTGTTGTGCCAGCTGAAAGCGGGTTGTTCGGATCAGACGTGACGACCGCTTCAACAGAAGGTCTACCGGCAACATCTGAGTCCAGCACTGTTGTAACACCTGCAGGCGAAATGCTTGGTGCTTTAATCACGTTCATGTTTGTGAACGCTGCACCGGCCTGATTAACAAATCCTACGCCACCGCTTATGAATCCTGCACCTAGATTACGCGAAGCAGCACCAACCAAGCCGCCAAGAATATTGGATGCTTGGCTACCAATGAGAGAAGCGAAACGACCGTTGCCAGCTATTGATTGCACCGTCCTGTTGATTGCAGATGATGTAATCTTCTGGGTAGCTCGGCCAAGTTGATTTGTGATGATGTTCGCGAATGGGTTGCCACCACCTTGCGGGTTGACACCGCGACCGGTTGGTGAAAAATCTACCGGAGCACCGTTGATACCTGGTGTGGTGATGTTATAGAACGGGCCGTCTGGGCCCTGCAACGGGCCGACCTGAACAATTTCCATCCAGTCATAGTCGAACTGCATGGTAACCAGGTTGGCGTCAGAACCTTCGTGTGAGAGGTCATCCAAGTCAAATGAGACCAGACGCGCATTCAGAAAGTCAAAGATTGTTTCCTCAACTGCGGCGCCAAGTTGTGAACCCGGGTTCACATACATTTGCTTGACACGAATTGTTTGGATGACGTTACCAACTTCAGACGTGAGTGTGCCGCGGATTGCTGTGTCATTCGATTTGGCATCGTTGATCGCCGAGAAGTTCATACCGTTACCTTCTTGGATGGACAACGGATCCGGAATACCAGTAGAACCTTCGCGACGCAGCTGACGGCGTGTGATCGGCGAATGAATCATCATGATCGCGCGGAAGAAGTTCATCACCCGGTTACCAGTATCATCCATGAATGTCAACGTCAGTTCGCGGTGGCGAATCTTCTTGAGTACCTTCGTTCGGAAGTTGTACATGTTGATGTCGTCTTCATACTCGAAGTCGATTTTCGGGCGGTCGACCGACTTGACCATGAAGGTGAAGTCTTGCGACGCCAAGTTCGGATAAGCTGCCTTTGCTTCGGCAGTAAAGACAAACTCGACCTTGAAGAGGAACTTGAGCTTCGGGCGATAGCTTGTACCACCGGCCAGTGCCGCAGCATAGGATGAAGAATAGAATGATCCGTCGTTCCTATTGGAAGACGAGCTTGGTGGATTTGGGACACCCAACAATGGGCCCAACGTTCCGCGCGAGAATTCTTCTACAGCAGCACCAAACTTATCTGAAGCTTGACGCTCGAGTGCAATTTTGGTACTCTTTAGAATTGGGCTAATATCTGACATGTTTTGCATCCACAATAGTGATTCCTCTATTTATGGGTATCGGCCAACAAACTTGTGTGCATAGTCGCGAAATGCAGGTATAATTCTTCTATCAACTCAGGAGACACAAATGGCAAATGTTGCAGACACTATCTTGGAACAACTCGGCGGTAACAAGTTTCGTGCCATGACTGGTGCAAAGAACTTCTTGTCCTACGGTCCTGAGAATGCATTGTCGTTCCGTCTGCCAGCGAATTTATCCAAGGACAAAATCAACTATGTGAAGATTACGTTGGGCAGCAACGATCTCTATACCGTGGACTTCAAATATATCCGTGGGGTGAAGGTCACGGATATCAGTAAGCATTATGCTGTTTGCTGCGACGAGCTGCAAGAACTGTTCACCGAAGCAACTAGTCTTGCTACCCATCTGTAAGGATAATCATGAGCATCTTCGCCCGCGCCTTGAAGTTAGAAATGGTAAAAGCTGACCGCGAATCCCAGAAGCAACACCGGGAAGAAAAAGAAGAACAAGCTGTCATGAAGGAACAGTTTCACGCCGAACAGATCGATGTTGGCTTTCGTGAAGAAGTGATTGCCGAACTGGTCGCAAGTGGATTTGCTCCACACGTGGCTGCGAACCTGACCGACACACCTGCCAAGTTGATGGCGAAAGCCCGCGAGATCGAGTACATCTAATAAAAATGGCCCCGAAGGGCCATTGAACTTTAAGCGTGGTAGCTTACGTAGTGACGTTGCCGCCGAGAGCCGTGCCGTAACCTTGGCCAGATTCTGTTTTGCGAGCATGGTCGTAACGAATTGACAGAGTGACTGTTGCTGCTTCGGACGCTGAGTAATCGCGATCACCGAAGTCGGCGTTGACGATGTAGCAACCTTCGAGAATCCATGAGGATGTAACACCTTCGTCACCGTCAAGTTGATCGATGCGAATGCCGAATTTGTAGTCAGAACCAGTAGCAGCAGTGTTCAACCAACGGCCGTCGAGATCGGAGCCGATGATACGCTGTTGAGTTTCCATCTGTGCTTCGATGACGCGAGTGGCGAGTCCACCGAGGTCGTCTTCAAACGTAACAGAGATTGGTTCCCAGCTGTGTTTACCAGCGATATACGCTGTCGAGTTGTAGCGGTGCAGGGTTACTTCTTCCCATGTAATGTTCGGCATCGTGACAGTAGTCACTTGCATAGTCAGGTTACGAGAATTGGCACCAGGAATCAGTTGACCGATGTTCTGGAAGATGATACGGAATTTGTTCTTGAGACGTGGGTGCAGAATACCTGCGCCTGCACCGGGAATTCCGAAATTTGAAAGTGTGGCCAAGGTTTTCTCCTTTTGTATTGGATGAGCTTTTCAGAAACTATTTATGGATTAGCATCAAAAAATGGGCTAAACTTTTGAGGGGCCTAATAAAAAGGACCCGAAGGTCCTTTGTTTAATCTAGCTTGTCGAGCTTACCAAGATCAACGTCTTTGCCGTCGATCTTGATTGGTGTTCCTAACGTCTTGAGAACAAACTTGACTGCGTCTTTCTTTGACTTTGCGTGGACCTTCCTGGTGTTGGAGTCCTTGCCACGGTTGGTGGTGTAGGTGACTTTGTATTCATTGTCACCGTCCGCCGCTTTTCCGTAGTCCGCAATCTCAAAGAGCTTCATCAGATCTCCGCGTCAGTTGCTACAACACGAATAGCGATGTAAACAAATTCCGCTGCGCGTACTGGCTTGATAGCCACGTCCAACCAAAGTTCGTTACGGTCGATACGATCACCGAAGTTGTTCGACTCGTTGCAATACGTCGCGTAGTCGCTCAAACCACGTTTGACCAGGATGTCGTTCAGGATACTATCTGCTGCCGACTTCAGGTTATCACGAGTGATTTGATCGTTTGGTTCGAACACGAACGGCATTGCACCCTTGCGGAGTGAACGCTTGAGGTACATAACCAGACGCACAACGTTGATGCGGTCGAGAGCCGAAGCTGCAGGAGCCGAAGTCTTCTGACCCCATACCAACATACCGCGTCCTGGGAAGAACGTGATTGGGTTGATGTTCTTGTCGTACTCGTACAGGTTGTCGCGCTGGCCGTCATTCAGATTGCATTCCACGAAGGTGGTTGCAGTTCCTGCTTGACCAGTGAAGTAACCAGCTTTGGATACGCCGGTGACCAGACCACGTGCCACACCTGCTGGCGGAGTCCAAACATAACCTTCTGAGTCGCTGTATGTAATCGTGCGCAGTGCAGTTCCAGATGGTGCACCCATAACGTTGCGGCCGTCCATGTTGGATTGCAGAGTCCATGGGTAGTAGTACGCAACCGATTCCGAAGAGAAGCGTTCCGACGTCAGCGCCCATTGAGCAACTTGGTCAGGCGACATGTTACCTGGAGTATCAGCGATGACCATTGCTTCGTCCTTGACAGCAACCGACAGTGCCAACAGTTCATCAACAACTTCTGGATAACCAGGGCAGAGGATGAGGTTGTATTCGTACATGTTCGAGCGAACTTCAACATTGCTGTTGATTTCAGCTTGGAGCGCAGTCGTGATAGCAACGCGGCGAGCAGCATCGTTTGCACCGAGTGGAGCAGTGATGGTGACATCCGATACAGTGATGACAAATTCGTCGCCAGCAGCAAATGGTACTGAACCTGGCACAGCAGTGAAGCTGATGACCTGGCCGTTGGTGTTGCTGTCTGCAAATTCAGAATTAACGAAGCCAGTACCGATTGGACCGGACACAGTACCCGTCACGTCGAACGAAGTTGGCGAAGTGAAAACGATCGTGTAGGTTTCTGGGATTGCCAGCTCACCAGCGTCAATGTTTGCGATACGGCCGTTGCCTGCAATCTCACCAGTAGTTTGAGCGACGTAGTCAGTGCTGAACGTGAAGTAATCGTTTGCAGTGTATGGTACATCTCCACCAGTCACGTTGAAGTTGATGACGTTCGAGCTGAATGCAAGACCGATCGAACCAGCGCCAATATAGCCAGACTTATCGCCGACAACTGAGAAGGAAGATGGTGACGAGAACCTAACGGTATACGTCTGCGGCTTGACGCCATTACTGCTTGAGAAAACGTCCTGAAGTGCACCGTTACCAAGACCTTGGAAGTCAACTGCGCCTGACAGCTCGGGAATTCCCATGCTGAGGAATGTTTCTGGTGTGTCAGTCAAATCGATGTTTGCACGTACAACGAAGGCACGGTTACCGATGCCGAGGAAGTTGTTCAGTGCAAGTAGACCGTATTCGTTACGCGCGTCGCCGTGGAATTCATTGCCTGCGGAATCGCGGCGGAACGATGGGACACCGTAAAGCTGAAGCGACTGCGCCATGGAAGTGACGGTACGGACGACTGAATGTTCAAGCGTACCAGCGGCTGGTGTAATGCCGTTTGGTTGTACTTTCCCTGCATTGGATGCAATGAAAATAAGCGGAACTGTCGAAGCCGACACCGGAATGAAATAGCTCTCGTTTGTAACAGTGACTGAGACGCCTGGGGATACCAGTGTTGCCATTGTTTTTCTCCTATGGATTGGCAGCAAACCTGCTGCTCTGGTTGTTCATGATGATATTTATGAATATGCCCAGTTTCCCGGCAACAATGACATCACTTTAGGTTGAAAGCTTTCATGAAAGCTTTCAAGGCGTTCTGTTCGGTTTCGTTGTCAAACATAGTTTTTGCTTTTTCAAAAGCATCAGGCACATGTTTATGAATTTTGTTCAGCATTGTCTTGAACTCAGCAATCATTTTTGTAGATATGTTGGGTTGCTTTTGGTAGATCAATTTACCCATCCAGTACATGGCAGTGTACAATGCCTGTTTGGCGTCTGTCCCATCCTCAACAGCATGTTCCAATCTACCCCAGACTGCGCCGCCCGCCTGAGAACTGATAAACGTTTGCAAGGTATCTCGTGGGTTGGCACCAACATCATCTTGCTTTTTGGTCTGGCTTGCACCAAACAACTTCGCAAGCTTCTTCAGGTATTCTTGCTTCTCAGCTTCCGGATCACATGCCAGTTCCAGGATTGTGAGGAAGCGACCAACGTCGTCGGTAACCTGGTTCAATTTCTTGTGGTAGTCAGTGTTGCCTGCAGTACGGAATTCCAGGTAGCCAGCATCCAGTTTCATTAGGTTGACGGTACGGTACTTCATTTTCTTGAGAGCTGATCCGGCCATTGCCTTAAGCATCGATGCACTCTCTGGCTTGCTGGCATATTCTGACAGAGCTGCCATCAGGTCAGCACGGTGTTCCTGGGCATATGTGTTCAGCTTGCGATCGTAGGACTTTAGCACGTGTGCTTCGCCCATGAACAGGATCAGCTTGAGCGGATCGAGCTTTTCTTTGATGTCAGGGATCGACAGGTTCAAGTGCAGACCTGTTGTCGAGTTGGTAACCACTTCGTGCTTGACCATCCATTTGAACAACATCTTCAGGTCGCCCAGCGAGTCTTCGACTGGGTCTGGTGGGGAGATGATTTCAATTCCGCAGCCCAGTCCACCCTCTTGAATCGAACCGTCGGGAACGATTCGCCATTGGTTGATGCTCTCGCCGTTGACTCGCACGGAATAGCCCAGCAAATCTTCGAGGGAATCTTTGGCCATCTTTGCTGTGGCCATGAAGTCGCCCTTGCTTGAATCCTGTGTGCTGACAATGAGCAGGTCCGATTCCTCTGGAACCCACATCTCTAGTTCGAAGCCCATCTTCGCAGAACCAGACATGCGTTCGATTGCTGCGGCGAATACGCCCTTGGACATGCGTGCTTCGTCCAGAAATTGTTTGAATGTAATCATAGGTCTACAAAAGCTTTCTTTATGACGCCGAGTTGCAGGTCACGGTTTTCTTTATCGTTGGCCAGCGGAATGACGTAGTACTCGTCGCAATCAATCATGATCTCAACTGCCATACCTACAGCCTTGTCGAATCCGTTGATGGTGTAACCGAGACCCTTCATCAGTTCACCGATTGCCTCAACATCTGGCTTACCGTCTGAACCAACGAACTCTTTTTGAAGTTCACCAGGTGTACCGTGATCTTTCGTATTTGTCTGCAATTCTTTTCGAATCACATCATCATACAGGTCGGCAACTTTTGGTGACCAGACATAGGTGAACTTACCGATTGGCAATATGACTGCGACCTGCCCATACTCATATGCGTTTTCACGGCCAGCCTCACCAAAGCAAAACACCGCCTGTGAGCGGGCACGGATGCCCATCTCTTCTTCAAACCAATCATCAATGATTCCATGGATTGCTTTCGCGGTATCCATTGGCTTGCGTTCTTTGCGAACAGTCTTCTTGAACACATTGAAAGTAACGCCTGGGAATTTCTCACCAAGCGACATGTTGCCAACCAGCGAACCAGCGCCGTTCATGCCCCGGACTATCAGGCCATTCTGTTGGGATCGTTTGAAGAAGTCAGAACAGTCGCCACGAAGCAATCCCTCGAAGGTCAAGTTTTCTTTTTCCTCTAGGAACTGCTTAAACGTTTTAGTCATCTGATTTTACTTTGTACATTTCACGACGCAAGTCGCGCGGTGAAGTACCCTTGATTTTCATGGTGCGCTTCGGCATATCAAAGATATACTCTGGGATCGAACCAACAAAGTGCTTGTCAGTACGCTTGATGGCGTAGGTCTCTGCGCGCGATGCACCATTTTCCAGGTGACGCATATCAACCAACTCCACGTCTGAAAACATCTGGCGAACCTTCTGAACATTGTCAATCGTGAATTCAATCATTTCAGAATTGCGTTTTTGTTTCGCCTTATCGAAATCAGTCCACACTTTCAGCTTGATTTTCATTGGCTTACCGTCATACAGTTTGTCAAGCTTGGCTTGCTTCTCTGCCTTCAAACGATCACCGGCTGCGTTCAGTACTTTGTCGTTCTCAGCTTTCTTTTCAGCACGCTTCGCATCTTTCTCTGCGCGCGTTACCTGCTTGCCGCCTTTGTTCTCGGCAATGTACAGGTCGATTAATTGAATCAGTTTCATAGGATCTCGTTTGGTTGTGGTGGAATAGGACCCTGTGCAGGGCGTTCAGTAATTTCAACGGTGCCGTAGGTCGGGTCACCGAAAGGCAGAAGGTTACCGTCATCAGTTACTTCAAGAGTACCCATTGACCCGAGGTCACCAAGTTGAATCACGACCTTGCGTACCAGGTCATCCTTGATGCCCATTGGAATGCTGAGGTAGATTGGCATGATGAAGCCGAGTGACCAGACGATCATGCGGCGATCTGCACCTGATGGATAGTTTTCTTCGTTGTTGATGTCGGTCAGGGTAATGTTGGTGATGCGCGTCCAGTCAAACGGTCCATCAGACTTTTGGATCTGAATGTCTGGGTTGAAGAGAACGAGGATCTGTTCGAGGATCTGGTGAAGCTGTTGGGTGTTTGATGCCCAGATAGCAAGTTCCATAGTCATGTCATATGGAACAGGCATGACGCGCTTGACAACCGTCAGGTCATCTGGGAAGACACCACCGGTTTTCATTGTAACGATTTGATCGACGAAGCCAATACCACGACGACGTTCATCGTTAGGTACAAGGCCAGTCATGTATGCGGACATCGTCGGCAGGGAGAATACACGGTTCGATGTGTTGCCTGACATGATGCCGGCAACAACACGGTCTTTGTTACCAATGACTGTAGGTACACTGATGAATTCGGGCTCGCCGCATTCACCGATGCCAGTCTGTACTTGCAGGCCGTGGAAGATCGAGACGAACTGGAGCAGGTATGCCCTGAGTTGTCCGTGGTAAAAAAAGTGGTTTATGATGGTAAAAGCTCCGTGTGTTATTTGAATCCTAGAGATTTTTTAAGCTCTTCCTCGTATTCAATCGGGAAAGCATAGTATTTATCGCACTTGATCATGATCTCACATTCATTGCGAACGGCAGAATCCAGACCAGTCTTTCGGTATTCTTGTTTATTCAGCCACTCGATAATGTCGGCTGGCTCACCTTCGTCTAGCTCTTCACCTTGGAGGTCAACATACAAATCGCTGATGTTAACCGACCACACATATTGAAATTCACCAATCGGGAAAATAATATGAGGATCGCCGTATTCTTCGATGATCTCTGAAGAAGAATTTTCACCAAAGGCAAAGAGGCCTTCGGTACGCGCTTTGAACCCAAACTTATCATCGAACCAAGCGTTAAGTGTGCGATGGGTTTCGCTCGACATATCGCGTGGTTCACGATCAGAACGTACAGTTTTCCTGATGTACACCAGCTTGTTGCCTTCAGAATCTGTTACATGCAGATCACCGGAAAGATGACTGTGTTTAATACCACGGAACAGGAAACCATTGCGGTCGGAGTCCCTAATGAACTGGCCGCAATCGCGTTCGATCATCGTGCGAACTTCGTTGTCATACGACTTTGGATCGGCTTCGTTCAGGAATTGTTTGAATGTTTTCACGGGGTCATATCCAGTGCTAGTTTGATGGCATGCTCGCCGGCAAGTTCAAATGCGTAGTAACGATCGCATTGGACCATAACTTCATTTTTCATGTTCACGGCTTTGTGTAGGTGAGAGTCGATGTACTTGGCGGAGTTTAGAAACTCAATGAGCTTTTCTTCATCTCCATCTTTTAACTTGTTAATATCTTGGCCAATCTCGTTGTAAAGATCCTTGACAATCGGGGACCAAACGTAATTGAATTCACCAATTGGAAAGACTGCGCATGGTACACCGTACTGACGCAGGAGATTTTTGCCGGTCTCACCCAGGCAGAACATTGTCTGCGAGCGAGCACCGAAGCCGAATTTCTTTTTGAACCAGTTGTCCATGATCTGGTGTTGCTGCCGTTGGCTGTCTTTCGGCTTGCGATCTTGCCGAACAGTCTTCTCCCAGTAAATGAGGTCGTGTTCACGAGGTGAATCTACGCCGGCTCTAATTGACAGAGCTGTATCAATAGGAATTCCGCCTTCGGAAACACCTCGATACAGGAGACCATGTTGTTTCGACTCTTGCAGGAAAGGTTTGCAGTCGCGCTCGACCAGTTCCCTGAACGTGATGGCTTCTTCTTCGGTGATAAATTGTTTGAATGTAATCATTATGTTTTGCCAGTCGTTAGTGACTCTCGTAGCAGCGTTGCGTATTCCATAGGGAACGCATAGTAGCTGCTACATTGGACCATGATCTCATTACGACCACGACATGCGTGCTGCAAATCCGTTGTTTGGTAACCAGCGCCTCCCAACCATTTGGTAATCTTTTCTTCCTCGTATTCATCCATGACGTTATACATGTCCTCAACATGTTCTGACCAAACGTATTTGATATCACCAATTGGGAAGATAATGCAGGGTGTTCCATAATGAGAAAGTTCATTACGATGAAGTCCAGCACCGGCTGCGAACACACAATTTGTGCGGGCACGGATGCCGAACTTTTCATTGAACCAATCATCAACAATGGTAGTGCGCTTCCTGGACATGTCCTTCGGTTTACGATCGGTGCGAACAGCCTTCTTGATGAAGTCCATGTTGGTACCATCGTAAGCCTCGGTCGATCCAGGAATACCAGTATCAATCTTGACACCACGATACAGGAATCCACCCTTGGCTTCTTTTAAGAACGGGCCGCAATGCTTCTCGAGAAGAATCTTCACCTCTGCAGGTGGTTCTTCTCCAAGAAATTTGTCCTCACCTAGATATTGCTTAAATGTTATCATGGAACCTTCTTGCTGGATGGATTCATTGTCGTATCCATATTCAGAATTTGAAGCTGACTTGGACGGTGCGCAGAACGCTGGGCACGGCGATCGGTCTCGACATAAATCCAATCGTTCTTGACGATTGAGAATTTGTACAGGCGAGCTGGCAGGTTGAGCTGAGGCGCGTACTCGAGGCGGTAGTATTCTCCGTCTTTAGCTTTTGCAGCATCAGGTAACTTGTCGAAGCCAGTCGTGTATGGTGCTCCATCTGGCGGCAAGCCATCCTCGACATACAGGCCAACACCGTCGTACGAACCTGGTTGGCGGAAGCGATTGGTACCAGAGGCTTGTTCGCGAACGTTCGTTCCCTTTTCTGGAACAGCGCGAACTGCTTCGGCTTCGTTTGCCTCGGATGCTGTGAGTCCCATCGTTTCGATTTGTTCAACACCTTCAAAGAATCGGAAGTCGTCAGTGATGTATTTCTGTGTGTCGGCAGTGCCGAGCAAATCGCGGTGCTCTTGACCTGGAATAAGTTGTTGAGCCTGGAAACGGTAGATGATCGGCTTCCAACCAGAGGTGAAACCATCTGCTGCCCAACCGCCGTCAGTTACTTCCAGGAACTTACGCACTGGACGGAGGTGTTGATCCCACTGCATTTCAGATGGGACTTCAAGGATGTCTCCAATTACGATTGGCCGACCAAGTGCTCGCACCATGTCAGCGAAGGATACAGTGAACGAATAGATGTCAGCCATCTGGAAACCGAACTTTGACAGGTCAGACACAGCGTCAAATGGGGTGTACTGTGCTTTGAGCTGGATAGATGATTTCGCGTAGTCGCGATCACGGTTCTCCATGAAGAGCGGGTCTTGGATATCGTCAAGCGTTGTTGCCTGGTAATCGAATAGCTCGAGCTTGTCTACAACCCATGGCGAACCATTGCTGGCACCAGCGAATGATGTAGGTACAATCCTCCAGTAACGGGATGCAGCTGACTGCTTGATACGAATCAACGCACCTATTGCTGCATTCGGCAGGTTGACAACGTCAACACGCTTCCATTCCATCTCGACAGGAACCATGAACGAATCGCCAGATTGGAACGGCACAGCACCTGGGTTGATTGTGAACGAGCCTTCTGGCGAATTGAATTGAGCGCCGACAGTTGCTTCACCAAGGATCGATGTGCCTTCGTTCGACGTGTACATGACCGTAAACTTCATCGGCGAATCAGCAAACAGCATGAATGATCCTGGCCGGGAACCAAAGCCTGGGCGGAATCCACCCACGGCGCCGTCGCCGCCCTGAGCATTGGACGTTGTGATCTTGAACTGGTTGACTGTAAAGTTTCCGTCGGAGCGGTCAACACGAACCTGCATCGCACGAGTAGTCGCATCCGGTCCTTGCTGGATACGGAAACTTGTGATGTGTTGGGAGTCAGGTGCACCAGGTGCGTTCTCAGGTTCGCCGAAAGAAGTCTTGCGAATACCAAAATCATAACCAATATACGCGGGTCCTTGCAGAACGTCTAGGCCAGTGGTTGAGCTGACCCAACTGTCGGCCAGCTCGTCAAACACATTGGCAACATCTCCGCTCGACCCGATTGCGTGGCCAGCACCAACGAGGTCAATCAGCTTGCCCTGCTCGTGGTTACCCAGGAGCTTGAACACATTGACTGGCGCGCCAGAGATGTTCAGTGCTTCAGCAGCAACTGCATCCTGGTAAGTGTTCTCAGTGTATGCACAAACGTCTTGCGAAAGCCTGTACGTACCAACGCAGAATTCCGGAGGCACGTAGGTTCCACCGCCACCAGGCGGTATGACTGCGCCAGGGCCAAGTGGTGGGGCATAAGGCAGGCCCGAGTTAGGGGTCACCGGATTGTTGAAGGAGCCTGCAGCATCCAGGCATTCTTCAAGTGTAGTTCGTTTTGGTGGTAGTGGTGTAGTCATTTAATCATTCCAGTCAGGAGCATTCCAGTGTTCTTGCAGTTCTTCAAGTAGCTCTGGATATTGATCAGCCCATTCCATAATTCGTTTTGCGTCTGCTTCTTTCATGCGGCCGATAGTTGGAATGAATCCAACTTCACCCTCGATCCAGACTTCACCATCTGAGTCGTGGTTACCTACCTGTGCACCGGTCGTGTTACGAAGGAACAGGGACGGTGTCATCACAGCTTCCCATGCCTCGTATAGATTGTCCAACTTGAGACGCTTCATGTACTTGTACAATGAGGCAATGGACGAGCTTTGGTCGCCCTCATCTTCTACGTGCCGTTGCACATCTTCCAAATCGATATTCTTTAAGGCAGATACCAATTCAGGATAGGTGTCATGCTTGTCGGTCATCAGCGATTCTGACACTTGGTTAAACTCTTCAATGGTCATATTCGAAATTTTGGTCTCGGCATCCCACAAGTCGCGGTCGCCTACAACCCCGATCTTGGCTTCATCGTGTACTATGAGGAGAGCAGCCGAACCAAAGCCTTGAGCGATGTCTCGGTCATCGGCAGCGATCCAAGCCTGTGAACGCTTCGGCCAGTCTTTGAACATGGGATGATTGTCAAACCACAATGTGTAGTTGTTGTACGTGTTGGCGCTTTTGCGAGGCAAGCCACCAAGCGATGACCCAAGACGCAGACCTTTCTCGCCATCGCCAGATCCGCCGCGATACAGGAACTTCGGTCCAGACATATACACTTTCGCGTTTGTGTCCGCCCACTTGATGAAGGCTTCTACGCCGACGACGGCAGTGCGTGATTCAGAAAGGAATTGTTTAAAAGTCTGCATTTAATCGTCCGCGCCTTTGCGGTTCCATTGTGCTGTGAGTTGTTTTGACAACTCCTCGTTTTTATCTTTCAACCATTCAGTCAAAAGCACTTTGTCTTCTTCGCTTATTTGATTCCTGTCAAGTGAAATGAATCCGCATTCACCTTCGATCCAAACCTCAACGCTACCACTCGAATCGATGTTCGCACCGGTAGTCAGGCCGAAAATCTCTGGTTTGACGAGACCATTCCAAACATCCCACATGTCGTCCCAATTTCTCTTGTCCATCTCTTTGAGCAAGTGCTCAAGTTGGTCCTCATAGAACGTAGCGAGATTAACCTTGTCGTCATACCATTTACGCATCAGCCTCTTTGAAACGTGCTGCAAGGCATTCTGAAGTTCAAAATACTTTTCGCTGCGGCCCATATCGAACCTGTGCAAGAGCGTTTCGGTAAGCTCATTTAAACCTAAGAGATCTATATCTGGCAAAACCTTCTTGACCCAGATATCACCAACCAAAACGTCTGCGACCTTATCGTTGTCCTTGATGAACATCAGGTGAGGGTAACCAAAGTCGCCAGCTTTCCCCGCACTGGTTGAAGCAATGAATGACGACGAACGCTTCGGGAAGCCTTTGAATCGCGGATGACCATCAATCCACAGAGTGTAGTTGTTGGGGATACCACCAACACTCTTACGAGGCTTTGTACCAACTGAATTTCCAATTGTGATACCAGCATCGCCACTCGTGAATCCGCGATAGACATGTTGATTGCCCGCAATATACTTCGAGCAATTTGAGTTTGCCCACTTGATAAAATCTTCGGCCGATACTGCTTTGCCTCGTCCCTCGGAGAGAAACTGCTTGAATGTCTTCATTTGCATTTAACGTGAAATTGCTTCAACGCACCTATGGTAGTTTCCTTCTTACAGTAAGCACACGACGCTCGAATATTACCTGGTGCAGGTTTTCCGCGTTGTTTGGCAGACTGTCGATCTTTTTGTTCTTGCGACATTGGTATTCCCTTTGGCCTTCCGCCTAGGTTGGTTCCGTTTTTAGTGCGGGCTGCGGCAGATTTTCTACCGCGCTCGATTAGTTCCTCTTTGTTGGCTGTAGCGTAATATTTTTCCTGGCCAGCAAGAAGATTTTGCTTCTGCTCCGCATTGCGTTTCTTTCCAGTATTAGCTGCTGCTCGTTTAGCAACTGATTCTGGGGATTGTGCCGGTGGAATATAACCTTCAGCTTTTCTCTTTTCCCACATTAGCTTACTTGCTACCGAGTTCTTTAACTTTGATTCTTCAGGTGAAACGTATCCTGGAAAATTACCCAGTCCACCTCTAGCAATGTTCATACACAGCGGGTCGGATTTTAATTCCGCAGTTATCAATTCTTCTTCTCGCAATCCCAGCGATTCTCTATCAACACAGAATTCTAAAATCACACACACATGATTTTTCTTACCGTGTTTTCTTATAGATCGAGCTAAATGCGTTCCGCTGCCTTTGTACCCGTCCGTCAAATCGTCCGTCGAATGCATCCCGATATACCACTTGCCTGTAACTAAGCAGGTTGTTTTATAAATGAAGTGATATTTTCTGCGCTGTGCCCGTGTCATATATTTCCTAAAATTGTTTATCTAAGGTATATATGGCACTTTTGGTACTACCCCATAAGAAAACTTACGTTACCGAGCCCAATCAGCCCACCGTATTCGTAGTTCAACAGTTCTTCTTTCAGTTCCATCATGTCCTGACGCGCTTCGGAAACCAGGAGTTCACCGTTGAGGTTGATCGTGCCGCTTGGTCCTGGAGTACCAGAAGCAAACTTCGAGCGGATCAGGCCGAGCATCATCTTGAGTTCAGCCAATGCCCAGTTCTGAATGTACTGCTTGCACCAACGGTCGAGGAGGAGTTCCTGCTCTGAACGTTCCAGCATTGCTTCGATTACAACGGTTTCGTATCCACGGATTGCACGGAGGATAACCAGCTCGTGCGATGCTTCATCCCATTGGTATGTCAGATCGCCGGCGAACAGGCGATTCAGTTCTTCGCCGTATGCTGCAACTAAGTGAGTGCTGAGAATGTCTCCGCCACCAGCTGCCAGGTTGTAATACTGCTGTGCAAATGCGTGAGCCCAAACATCATTCGGTCCACCACCGTAAACACCCAGTGGGCCCATGCGGTGAATCTTATGGATGTCAACGATGTGGTCTGTCTTGTCGATTGCCGAGTTCAGGTAGTATTTCTGTTGACCTGGAATCAGCTTGAACAGGACGAAGCCACGGCGGTACGCGCCGCTCGACAGCTGACGATAGTTGTCCAGAGCATTGTCGATCGCGATGTTGAATTGTTCTTCTTGCAGCTCGACGCAAAGCTGTGGCCAACCAAGTTGGGCATTCAGGGACTTGATCAAGGTAATGCGCTCGTCGTATGATCCGTCGTTACCAATCGAAATCTTCTCAGTGGACGGTGAACCTGCCTGGTCGCTGTTGACCTTGTTCCATGACACACCGTTCCAGGCGTTCAGAGCCTTGGACGTCGTGTTGTAGAAGAGTTGACCCAGGTACGGGTTGCGAAGCAGTTCGGTCTCAACAGTGATCGGTGTAATAAATGCTGGAACCAGTGAGGTGCCGTTGTCGTACAGAGTGTTGGTTGCATTCGGGAAGATCCACGAAGCACCATCGTAGAAGTACAGGCGACCAAGTGTATAGTCGTAATACATTTGTCCGGCAACGGAAGGTGTTGGTGTTTGAATCTCAGATGTGAAGCGTCCCATAGCTACCCAAGGGTCACCAACGGCAGAGCGCAATTTCAGGTTTGATGAATTCAGTTCGGCCCAACGTACGCCATTGAAGATACGTAGTTGCCCACCCATCAAGTAGACCTGGCCCATGACACCTGGGTTGTACGGTCCAGACAGGATCATATTGGCTTCGGTCGGAATCCATGAACCGGAGACACCGTCATAATACTGGACGATGTTGAGCACCTGGTCGTGGTAGACCATGCCCGGAGCCGGAGCTGTTGGGGCTTGTGGGTACGACGGGATGTTGCCTGTATATGCAGCCGAACCACCGTGGCCGGAGACAGCTCCGACTAAAGGATACGATTGAACCCCGATCGGGTAGTACTGCAGAATGTTCGATGAAGCATGGACAGATGCGTAGTAGATTTTGTTCGGGTTAGTATTGTTGATGGTGATCGTAAAGACCTGCATCGTGCTTGGGTAACCAGTCGTTACCGCGTCGACTGTCAGATCCTCTGGTGTTGGGAACTGAGTACCCATGGCAGCATGGAATGCACCAACAACGTGTGCATCGCCTATCATTAGAATTGGATTCAACCAATCAGGTTCTGCATCTGCAGCGTAGGCCGTTCCGTCTTGCGGGTAGTTAGATGCGCTGATCGGCTTTTCGCTCAGGAGAATAACTGCGCCATCTGTCACAGACAGGGCAACAGGTCGCTTGACCGTAAGCTTAATGCTTGTTGGTGTAGGGCGGGAGACATCGATGCTGAACTGGCGGGCGTCGATCCACAAGTCATGTGTTGTTTTTGCTGAAATATCGGAAGGTGTAGTCATCTTGGTTCCACGTAAGCTATCTGAGCTATTTATGGATAACGGTGCCTTATTTGATGACAGCCGAACCGATTCTTATTTGCCAGCTAATGCTGTATATTTCTCGTTTAGTAAATAGATGTATGAACTTTATCCTCCATAAATTTCGCTCAGGCGAAACAATAGATGCTGTGATCCGCCTCAAAGGCAGGCACAGTTATTCCCACGAAGAAATTTTAGCTCTTCGCAAACGCTTTAACGAGTTGAATGGATTGATCGTGCCCAGACCTGGGCAGACTTTCAAGATACCGTTGGAAGGTATTGGCACAGACGACTTTGGAAACTCAGTCTTCCTCGTGCCGGTAGATGGCCCAGTAGTGTCGGACCCAAAAGCAGATGGTAATGATCCAGCCAATGGCTAGGAACGCGCCAATCCACAGTAACAAATACACAATTACGTAGTCTAGCCAGATCCCGGCAATGAGCCAGCCGATCGTACCCAGGATCGTGGGAATCAACATGTGACCCCACGCCTGTGTTAACACGATGCCGATGATATCAAATAACCTTGAGTTCATCTGGCCGCTCCGCCATTATGCTAGAACGTACTTTACAATCTTAGCAATGTTGACCGCATCATCCATGCCATTGTGGTGACGGCCTTCCAGCTTCTCACCAATGACTTCGAGCATGCCGGCCATACCTTTTTCCTTCTTGTACTTCATCTTCTGGGCGAACGCAGTCTTGATGTTGACGTGTTCCATGTAGTCGAACGGATTCACGTCGGCCTGGATTCCGTACAACGCACCGATACCTTTTTGGGTCTTCGAGCTGAGCATGTTCTTGTCGTACTGCCCACACGAATACCAGATGTGATCGGGTGTCGGCTTGAAGATGTTGATGAATTCCTTGAGGGAACGCGCCATGGTCTTGCCTTCTTCGATGATCTGTTCTTGCGTCCAGCCAGTCAGCTCGGTGCAGAACGGAGATACCTGGGTGAACTGTGGTCGAATGACGAAGCGTTGCTTGTCAACAACTGTCCAGGTCGCGTATTCAAGAACAGCAACGCCGATCTCGATTACTTCGTTTGGCTTGGTTCCCTGTTCTTCCTTGGTATCCCAGCATGTGGCTTCGATGTCAATCACGAAGCCAATCTCTTTCTTGTATGTCATTATTATTCTTTCTTCACTATTGTAAGTTTCGGACGCACCTTGGGTGCTGGCTTTGCCCAAACCAAGTGCATCATGTGTGTATTGGGTTTAACGCGGAATGCAGTGATCTCTGATTCGCTGGCAGGTCGCCAATGATCGGATGTGAACAGTCTGCCGAAGGCCACCGACATGTTGCACAGGTCCTTCGTATCTTCGTTGTTGTACACAGCACCTTGCGGTGTCAATACAACTGTATGATCTGACTGCTCGTTGTAAATCACGAGGTCACCGCCGATCGGAATCAGCTGGTGGATTCTCATGGAGTAACGCCGAATTTCGTCAGTGCACGGAGTTCGATTGCGATGGCCATGTATTCCGTATTGAAATGTTTCAGCGCATTGGAAAGATCGTCGCGCTGTGCACCACCTGATGATAGTGCATACATTTCACTTTGGGCAATGCGTATGCATTCCGACACAACCTTATGACGGGCTTGCAGGAATTCAATTCGTTCGTTCGAAATGGGATGAGTCATAATTCGTAGTCCTTTGGATAAACCATTCTGGTGGGCGTCGGTTGGTCCAGCGGGCGAACCGCGCTTTGCTACCCACGTATAAATTTTGGTAAGAAATGACAGCATCGTCAACCTTGTATTCGTCTGGCATTGACAACGGCGGATCAGTGAACTCGCCGTCGGGAATGTTTTTTGGTAAGCTGCTCAGCAGCGACAGTGTCTTAGTTTCGGTTGCGTGCACCTTGCCGTAACGGCGAGTGTACTCTTTGCAGCACTCGAAAAAAAGATCATACAAGAATTTATAGTTTTTTGAGGATGCTCGAATCCAGATATTATCCGGATGATTGACGTGGGAACCTTTATAGAAGACATCTTCATTCTCGGCGAGAACCCATTGCTGTTGCTTGCGACCTTTGTGTATAACGACTTGATGCTTGCCATCGACGACGCGATGGCATGTGCTCAGCATCTGTGCATACTCAACGATCATCTTGACGATGTGCTTATCACAATGTGCGTGTGCACATTCTTGGACATTACGGGAGAGATAAAAGATATTCATGGAAACATTATAACACGTTTCCATGATCTAGGGAAATTAAATACTGATGCCAAGATCCGCCTTGGCGCGAATCATAACGTTGGCCCACTTCTTCGGACCGTCCGGAGTATCGCGCGCTGCTCTGTTCCAAGCCGCTTCGACTTTCTCCATGGACTTACCAGACTTCTTCATGAGGGTGTCAAGCTTCGATTGGTGAGCTGTAGGTACACGAGGCTTTGTTGGTGTATCCGTTTCGCCACTGATGTAGGGGTCAGACCGCTTCATCATACCCTCTTTGACGAGGGTAAAGAACACCGGTTCGTGATTTACTGGGCTTTCGTCTCGGTTGATTTTCCAACCTGCTGGGAGATTCTTTTTGAACAGCCGCGCGTACAGGTCGGCACGGGTTGCTTTGCCCTTTTCCTTGTCAGCACTGAATTTGATCTTCCGTGGATTCACATCTTTGATGAATCTCTGCAGGATAGCTTTCAGCGTAGCGAAAATCTGGAACTCATTGCCTTTGTTGGTTTTGGCAAAGGTCACAGTGGCATAGGTGTCATCGTCTTTGTGACGCTGATCGGGAACCTTCTCACCAAAGACAATATCCCATTCACCTTCATCGTCGTCATCCATCATGCCTTCATTCACAGCGCTGAAGATTATGAAACGATCTTCGACCTTGAACTCGGCCATAAATTCTGATTCATCGGTGTCAATGACCTTGAATGGTAAAGCCTTGTCGAGGATTTCATCTAGCTTCATTTGGCTTTCTTCCTTTCCTCGGCCGCCTTGGCCGCTGCCTTGACCTTTTCGGACGGGTTGTTAAAGGCTCCCAAGAAGTCTGGTCGCCGCTCAACAACGGCCAGCTGGACCGCCTCGGTCGGGTTCTTGATGTTGGCGATCATGTACGGATTGATCTTGATCGCAGCCAGCTGCACTGCCTCGCTCGGGTCCTTGATGTACTTGATCGCCAGGCCTGCCATGTCCTCAACGGCGGCCAGCTGCACTGCCTCGCTCGGGTCCTTGATGTGCTGAATGGCATTATGTCCGCCAAAGGAGCGTACCATGGCGAGCTGCACCTGCGTGGATACGGTATCAGGAAAATATCGCAAAGCCTTGCCGGTGAGAGAGTGGCCCTCTTCCTGTGCCAGGAAGTCCATGATGGCTATCATCTGCTTGTCCGTAAGATTTGCACCAGCGATCTTCTCTGGATTATTGGCAAACTGCGAGACGTCCGTTCCCCCCATGTACAGCAAGGCGCCGTGCCCGTCGCGGTATAGCCCCCTTTTCATCGTGAATACGCCGTCTAGCTCTCCTCCGTTGATCTCGCCCACCCACTCCTTCACGGTCCGCGTGAAGCCGGCAACATTGGTCCCATAGACCTGGTCTTCGATCCCCAGGGCGACCTTCTTCTTGTTTGTGAATGGCTTGATTAGTACCCGCGCCACAGGAGCAGATATATTTTTATCGTCGCTCTTGATCAGGTATGCAACGAGTGTGCCACCCTTGACGTCCAGCGGTACGTAGTGCATGTTTTCCCCGTCCTCCAGGTTCATACAAGATGTCCATCCTCGGTCGGTGGACATTCCACCGAGGTCGTACGGGTGCCGGCTGATCACTACCACGTAGTCGCTTCGCTTCGCGCCCCCGCGCTTCGGGTCCTCTGCAAACTGCTTCAGCAGTTCGGGGTCCTTGAGCAGCTTGCCGATCTTGACCTTCCGTTTGCCGTCGTCCTTCGAGGCGATGCCCGTGGCGTAGTCCTCGATCTCGTAGCCGGCGTCGGCGATCGCCTTCGCGATGGCGGACGGTGCGGAGATCCTCTCCGCGTCTCCCTTCAGCGGGATGTAGATGCGGTATGCCTTCTTGTCGGAGGCGTACTTCTTGAAGATCTTGGCGTACTTCGACTTGTCCCAGCCCTTAACGAGGGAACGGTATTGGCTTGGCTTGAGCGCCTCTAGTAGTTCTGCTAATTTCATTGCCGCACCAGTACATACCCAATTTCTGGGTTCGAGAAGGTTACACGGAGTTGGTTGCCTGTGAGGAACTCAACATTCGATGGAATTATAATCTGTGGACCATCGCCGCGGTCGACGTAGAACTGACAGAAGGCAATGTACGGAGCTGCAAGTGCAAGCCCGTGGTTAACAGTCCACGTAGTAGCTGCAGTACCTTGTGTGTGGCGGAATGTAACGCCGAACGAGGCTTTGTTGACAAGTTCCCAAGAGGTTCCATTCCAAACACGCACCTGTTCATCGTCAGTGTCGTACCAGGTCTGTCCGACAAACGGGCTGCCAGGTGCAGTAGGGTTCGCGAAGTTGCGAGCCAGGTTGACGAAGTTCTGTGTGAACGCTTCACCCCAGCCAGACGAGTCACGACCCATTAATTCAATTGGATATGTCGTGATGTTGACAGCAGGTGGAACAACAATTGTACCTGTGCCGGTATAGAGCAAGTACGTGCTGATGTTGGTAATATATCCGTCGGAGATGAGGGTTGCAGGATCGTTCGCGCCAAGAGATGGAACCGTCTCGTTGACATTGATCTGTGTCCGTCCGGCTTGCAGACTGCTTGATGTTCTGTCACTTGCTGATACAGGTGTGTACACTGTATAGCGACCGCCGTACTTTGCATTTTCAACAATGTCAAAGGTTGTGGCCTTGATCAGTGTGTAGCCTGCTGGCGCTGGTGCCGTGTATGACGGCAGAACTTCACCGGTCAAGGGGTTGCGATAAAACTTCCCTTGAAAGATTTGGGTGTAGTCGTTGGCTACCTCAATGGAACCTGGGATTCCACCAGTTGTTGCATTGACTTTGAGAATCTTAATCTTGCGCATTATTTTACCTGAAAGGGTGTGATCAGGTATTTATAAAAGATTCTGAATGTTCCAATCACCACTCCCAGGGCATACATTTCTGTTCAGTCTTGGGCAGTTTCGCCCAGCTTTTTGGACCCATGAACAGAGTTTTTCGACCAGTAAGAGGGTCCTCAGCAATCTTGATCACACTATGTGTTCCGAAGAATTCCAGCATCCAAGCGTTGGTTGAGGCTACAAGTTCAGGTGTCTGTATGCGTACAAACTCAGGAGAGCATGTCATGCGCGGCTCATAGTCCAGCGCGGGGTCAATCACAATTGGAATGCCAAACATCAGACTGCTCTCCGCACACGTTGCTTTGCAACCATCCATTGGATGCGCCGGGGATTCAGCATCTCGAACTCCGGCATAAATTCATTCTCAAATTCGTACTCGAGGCAATCCGTGATGGCATTGATGGCGCGCATCAGGTTGTCTTCAGCAATCAGAAGATGAGCGTCGAGCTCTTCTTTGGTATAGGTTTTGTCCACTCGGGAACCTCAATTTGTAAATTCTGTTCGAACCAGTCTGCGACGAGACGACGGTGGCAGAAGTCACCTGGCTTCTCATAACAGAGCAGGGTCACATTGTTCCCATATTCCTCGATGATCGCATCGTACAATTCCCGTGCGTCGAGATGATCGAGCACACGGAGACTATATTCCATGGTGTAGTCGTGATGACTACCTCCACCTTTGATAGCACGCAGCATGGCAGGAGTGGGAGCCAGCATTTTCAACTGCGGCCCGCTGTACCATTTCGGTGGATACTGAGAAATACTTAAGGGAACCTCAATGTTCTTAAGGTTCCCGAAGTAAGATGTTTTCACAGTGACATGCGGACGTACTCACCATCTGGCAACTGCGCCGAGACCTCGATGTCGTAGTATCCACGACCACCAACCGAAACTTGGTAATCCGCTAGGTATCCTTGTTGCTTCAACAACGAACACGCACCGAGTGTAAGAACTTTTCGGTACATGTCGCTGGTGGCAACGCCCTCGCACTCGAGGACATCGCGCATCATCACAGTCATTTCATCCACACACATAGATGGTGTCGTGTCAATTGCCGGGCGTGATTGGATTTTCATAGGGATTCCAAACTAGGTTAAATTATTGTTTCTTTTTGAGGGACGGAGTGATCGTGCCTGAGACCGATCCGGTGATCGTGGACTTGCCACTTTCGATCGACTGCGCTGATTCCATTCCACCCATCGCACCACCCATCGCCATGACCTTGCCGTATGAACGATGATGGTCGCTGCCTGTGGATACGCGCGAAGACATCAGCTCCCAGGATTTGTACCCGAATGCTGCAGTCACTGCGTCTGCCTTGGCACGGAAGTTTGTGATTGCTTCAGTCATCAATTCAGCCTCAACGCTGGTACGCAATTTGCGGCTGACCGAATTCTGTGAACCCTTGACCATCATGGTTTTCACATCAGTGGCAAGCTGCGCAATCTTAGCACTGTCGGTTCCCTTGATAGTGACCCGGGCGATACCAAGGTAACTGTCCATCTTGCCCTTGGCAGTGTAGACTGGCTCGACTTGGAAACTGTCCGTCGATACTTCAACTTCTTCTGGCTTGAGATGTGGGTGGATCAGATCGAGAGCTTCACGGATCGCAGCGCGCAGTTGCACTTGAACATCTTGTGCAATGGAACCTTGGCGTTGTGCCTCGAAGAAAATTGCCACGACGTCATTCGATATTTCGCGTTCCGCAGATCCGTCAATGGTAATGGTTGTTGGTTCAGTCATTGAATACTTTCGAGAGGAGGCCGACGTTGTCCGCGTGCGATGGTGCGGACCAGCCAGCCGGTTTAATAAGGTCAGGAAGTCCGAGAGGGTTTGGTCGGTTCGCATTTACACCTGAATTTTTCTGCATGTTCTTTTCATGGACGCGACGCCATGCTTCGTCCGAGTTGACATCGAACGCGTTCAGTGTACCGATTGCAACCACGCTCAAGTCAATCAGTGCATCGACAGTTTCGTCGGCACGGTCTTTCGTGAACTCTGGATCGTTCAATGCAGCATTCATTTCATCCAGTTCTTCTTGGAGGAAGTCGATACGGAACTGAAGGAACTGTTTCAGCTTGTCCTTGTCAAGCGTGCGGATTACCGGATTCACGCCGAACTTGTCATGCATCTCTGCAATGTCATTCACCCAGCTGATGCCGCTCTGTGGCATAATTGCTGCGGTGATACCTGGCTCGTTTACTTCTGATACAAAAGTTGGTGTTTGGGGTTGGCCCATTTTTCTCTCCTTCGGGATTATTGCTGCGTTAGGAGAGTGAAACTATTATACCATGATTCAGGAAACATTACGTCTTTTTCAATGTCGCGCGCTAGCCATTCTTGTAGTCGAGTAATGTTGATCGACCATGGAGTTTCAGGCTTGCCTGTTGCTTTGCAGAATACTTTCTTGCCGTCGACAAACAGTTCTACTGCTCCGACTTCCCGGGCGTAGGCGAAGTCAAATACTGAAGTCAGCAGAGCCTCGTTCAGATCTGATCGTTCGCGATACACGACATAGGTCATGCCATGCTCTTTTGCAAAGAGGAATTCGTTGTGGGAGAGGTAGACGTAGTCAGTCCGCTCGAGACCGTTCTTGTCGGTGAGAAGTTTCAGATCGAAGTACTGATTGCCGAGTGCGACGTCGTATGGCGCGTCATCAGCTTCTGGAACGGTGAAGCCAGTGTCAGTTGCGAGAGCCAGGAACTTAAAATTCTTGTCGAGGTCGAGACCTCGCTCGCTGAAGGTCAGCTTGTGAAAGTCTTCTTCGAGTGGGATAGTGCGTGGGAACATGGTGTGTTGTGTAAGGTTGTCAATACACAATCATAACACAAACGGAAAAAAGCTCCGATCTGTTTCCAGAACGAAGCTTTTCTTTTGGGGTATATTTTTAAACGCCGTGCTGGTCGACGTAATCTTTCATTGCACCAGACCGGATGAACCATACTACGGCTTCATTGGCGCACATGCGCAGCGCTTTTGTTGCAACACCTTCGCCACCTGGAACATTGTGTGCTGCATTCCAGATGCGACACAGATCATTGTAACCCAGCGACGACTTTGGATAGTCGATTGGTTTGACACGATACGCGACGTTTGGACTCCAGTCTGGATTCGGACAGTCCGACCAGACTTCGATATCTTCGGCTTCACAAAGCATTTGGATATCTGCACCATCCGCGAAAGCGTGGATCAGTTCAGCGTGGATACGTGGTTTCATTAGCGGATCGTTTTCAGGTTTTCGGAAGGGTGTGCCAGCAGGAAGTTGGTAATGTCGAGGCCGAGATTCCGGACAGTGCGGGCTTTCTCTACCATGCGAGTGGCTTTGGCCACGTTCTCAGGAGTAGCGATACCATGCATCTTCGTGACATCAGCCATCGCGATTTCACGAGCAGCGGTCAGATCTTTTTGAGCGCAAACAGCTGTTACAGTAGCCATCGTGAAGAAACCTACTTTGATTTGCTTGGTCATTTCAAACTCCGAAATTTTGTCGATGGAATGATTATACACTATCCATCGAAAATGCACAGTTATTTTTTGACGAAGCCGGCCAACAGAATGCCGGTGATGCAACCACCAACGGCATACGGGATCAGACTTGGGTCGCTAACCAACAATGCCAACATGAGCAAGCCGGCGATGAACATGAGCAAGCCGGCGATGATGTAAGGTAAATGTTTCATTTGAGCAACATCATCAAGAACCAGGTGATGACTGCCGCCGCGATTGCGAGCTTCCCAAGGTACGGAACGAACCCTAGCAGTGCGCCTTGCCACCACACAACTTGCGGAGCTTTGCCCGCGTACTCGAGCCAGCTGTTCAGCGTGTATGGCCATAGCCAAGCACAGACCGCGCACCAGCACAAAAGGAAGAACAGACCAAAACCAGCTCCGCTCGTATCACGTCTCATATAATGTCTGCTCATGTTTGCTTCCAAACCAGTTCGTAAGGTGGGTTGATTTGCGGCATCACTACGTTGATGCCTTCCGGTTTCTTCATGTTGAAGATGACAAGTGTGGATGTCACGTTGTCTTCCATGTCGAAGTGCGGACGGCCAGCATAATCATACCATTCGTCCCACGACATATTCACATCCGGCTTCTTCCGGTGATCCGTGAAAGTCACGGCGAAGTCACTCAGTGGCGCCATTTTAAATTCGCCCGTATTCATTGCGTACATGATTACCTCGAGATTTTGTAAAGGTAAAAGAGTAACGCACATACCCCGAGCACGATGCAGATCGGCTGGACGATGCTCTCACCTATTGCTTGAATTATTTCAACTGTCATGTTACCACCCCTTCGCTGCGACCCAGATGTCTACTTCATCACCGGTGATTATACCAGGTTTGTCCCAGGATTGTTTGAGTTCCGGAAAATGTTTCCGCACCTTGTCGTAGACGAGATGGTTCGGAATGCGACCTGGCGATTCGTGCGAGTCAGCATATTCCCAACCGAGATCAACCAGCAGCGAGACGATTGCGCCACTGCGGCAAATACCGGCGTGGCAGTTGACCCAAACATTCTTCTTCTCGATCTTGGCTGCCTTGATGAAGTATGCGATCTCAGCAGCTTGAGTGTCTGTGATCTCGCCCTTGCCAATCGTCTGCGTGTCGTTGAACTGCAGGAACATGATGCGGTCGAATTTAAATTCGACCTTGACATCATCACCATTCGAATCAGTGATCGAGATCAGCCAATCGTTCTCGTCAGTGCCGAACGGAAAGTTATGCCCGTTCAGGCCCTGGATTGTCTTGCGCGGGAAGTTCGCGGTTTTCATGACAGCTTGAGCGTGAACCGCTTTGCGATGTTCTTCAGCACGACTTCGCTATATTCGAAGCCGCTCTGATCGAGTGCGTCTTTTGCTTTCATGATCAGTTTGCAGTACAGCACGGCAATCGTGTCCATGTCTTCATCTGACAGCGAACCGTTTTCAAGTTCGATTTCCATGCTGCTGGCGATTGTTTCTGCTTCGAGTGAATCGAGGCCACAGAAGACGAGGTTGTCACGAAGCTTTTTCATGAAGACGAAACCGGCTGCATCGGCTTGATCGATGTCAGATGCTTCGCGGAGGAAGTCGATCAACTGTTGTGCGAGTGGATGGGTCATATTATCCTTTGATGATTTGTAGAATCTCGCGAGATGTTACGACCTCGCATTGGGCTTGAATCTCCGCGATACGCTTCTTCGGAATATCGTAGTGCGGGTGGCTGTCATTGTGAAACCAACATCGCTTGATGTTCAGTTGCTCTGCCATTGCGTGTAAGTTCTCGACGCTGTACGGAACACAGACGAGATGTCGGCCGTTGTCGCAGAAGAACTTCACAGATGCCCGCGGCGATAAAACATTGTGAAACCAAGCAACAGCACATTCAAAAACGGAATGAACGACAACACAAGCAACCCGCCGATGAATGCACCAGGCGGATCAGGGTATCCGGGTTCACCAGTGTGTCGCATGATCGTCACGTCTTCCAAGGCTGTGTGCAGGCCGTACAGGAAAATGCACGTCGAGAAGACGCAGTAGATAATCAACCAGGTTTGCATTATTTGTTCGCCTTGATCAACTGCTCGACTTCACCGGAGCATGGCACCATTGTCAACATGCCAGCATTCGAGCCGGCGTATGCCGCGGCGAAGCAAAAACCAGTGCGGGTGTCTTTGCTGTACGTCAGCTTTGGCATCGTGTCTACCGCGCGTTGCTGGTGGTCAACACACCCACTGAGCGCGGTACCAGTTCCAAAGAGAACTGTAACTGCCGCGACATAGCTGAAAAATATTTTGTTGGATTTGATCATTTGGAGAGTTTGATGAGTTGTGCTTTGGCCCCGACCAGCTTGTCGGTTTTCAGTTTCAGAGTACGACCGCGCAGCTCGCCATCACAGCAGAGGTTTTCTGGCGACAGTTCGTTCTCGACTTTCTCCAGCAGGGTGTCGATATCGCCTTGCGACAGCTTCTTGTGATCGAAGGTTTTCTTGTCTTTCGTGAACGGTGCCCACAGATTAACGCCATCGATGAAAGCCTTCAGATGCTGCACGTTGGTGATCGTTGCCATTTGATGTCCTTGAAAGAGTCGATAGAAAGATTATACACTTGCGCTCTGCGAATGTACAGTACTTTTTAATTCCAGACGATGGTCCAGCTCCGCCCAACTTTTTTGAGCGTGCCGACTTTGTTGAAGGAAATACCGTCGCTGAAGCAGCTGTAAATTGGACGACCTTCTTTGGTCGTGAAGGCGAACACTGCTCCGCCTTCTTCAGGCTTGGTCATGATGAAGTAATCGGGCAGGCCGACATTCTTGAAGTGTTCAATGCGCCGACCACACGTCCGATTATGAACCGCGTTCGAAACACCCCAGCCGTCTTTGTAGCGGTACTCAGCTACGCCAACCGTTACAGCACCGATGGTGCGGACTTTGGTGTTCAGTGCGTAGACGTAAGTTCCCATGTTCTTTGCTCCAGTGTTTTGTCGATGGAGTCATTATACACGGAACCAGCATTTGTGCACAGTGTTTATTAAGGGGTTACGATAATTTCTTCAGACAGTTGAATTTTGCTTTCATCGAGTGCAACCATCTTCACATCAATATTCAATTTATCAATGCCACGCAATACACTAACAACAGCAACGCTTCCAATTTCTGCAGCACCAACACGCCATGGCAAGTCCGCTGGTCCGTTGACTGAATCGCCATTGAACTTGAGAATGATGTCACCAGCTTGAATACCTGCATCTCGTGCTGGTCCGTCTTCTTCTACTCTCGCAACCAGCACGTCACGAGAACTGAAATGCCCGCCGAGTGTTGCGTCAGCAATTTGTACGCCAAGTCTTGCACGCGTTACTTTACCTGAATTCTTTAACTGGTTGGCAATACGCATTGCTTCGTCGATCGGCACAGCAAATGAAATGCCGGCAGAACCACCAGACTGCGTGAGGATTTGTGAATTGATACCAATCACTTTGCCGTCGATGTCGATCAGTGGACCACCGGAATTTCCAGGGTTAATTGAAACATCAGACTGAATCAGTGGCAAGTACTCGCCGGCATCTCGCGCAGCAGCAGAAATGATTCCAGCAGTCACTGTGTTCTCAAGATTGTACGGTGAGCCGATTGCAAATACCCACTGCCCAACTTTGATTTTGCTGGACTTGCCGACTGGAATGTGTGGCAAATCTTCTGCGTCTACTTTCAGCAGTGCCACGTCAGTGCGTTTGTCAAAGCCAAGAACTTTGGCCCTGAACTCTCTGTGGTCGGTAAGTACAACAGTGACATCAGTTGCACCGTCAATAACGTGTGCATTGGTCAACACATAACCGTCTCTGGAAATGATGAACCCAGAACCGATTCCGCGATCCGGGTCTTCGCTGGAAAGTCGTGGAGCAAAGAAGCCCTGCAGTAAATCCTTCAGCTCTGCAGGAGTGGAAGCTTTTGCTTTCGGGTTTTCAATGGTGCGAATGTGAACGACACCAGGTCCATCCTCCTCGATCAGTTTGCTGAAGTCGGGCAGGTTGCTCACGACCGGTTTTTGGTAGATACCAAACATGATGCCGACTCCGGAACTGACAATAGCAGAGGCGATGCAACAGCCGATGATAAGCTTCTTAGACATGATAGTCAATCAATAGGGGATGAGATGTATTTAGCATCTCGAAAGCTTCAAAGCTTCTGCGAGTGCCGCTCGACACTGGTCGAGTTCTGATTGCAGCCGTCGCAGCCGAATTTCTGCAAACGTGTAGATCGTGTACGGGATCGCGCTGTCAATTCCCATAATCGTGCGCAGTTTCTCGAGAGCTTCGATGTCTTCACGCTCGTGTGGCTCGACGCTCGTCATGAGCTTGCCATTGACGAACACGTCGCCGATGTGCTCACTGACGATCGTCACGTCGCGAATCGACGCTGGCGTAAAGCAATGTTGCACGAATGCTGACTTGATGTTCAGATCGACTATACCAGGCAGCGGATGCAGATGCTCGATTTCAATACCGAGATGAGATGTGACATAGGTCATGGTTGTTCTCTCAGGAATTTACGAATCTCGATTATGCTTTGAACGAAATGCGGCCGGAAGGTTTTCTCATGGCAAAAGTGTCTGCCCTTGACACCGCGAATACGAGCAGCTTGACGATATGCCTTCAGTGCTTGTTTCGCGTAGACGATCGCTGCTTCTGTTCCGTCACGGGCTTCCATGAATTTGATTTGAGCTATCATTTCTTATATGCCCTTCGTTGACGTGCCAGGAAATTACGGCGCTGGCGTTTCTTCTCGGCAGCATCGTCAATCTTGACTGGTTGCACTTCTGTCGGCACAAGGCCTACAACAATGAGATCGGAAATGCACTTCGACATCTTCCGCTTCG